CGTGCGTGGTCCGCGTCAACGGGACGTACCGGCTCTATGTGACGGTGCAGGACACGGCTGCATCCCAGCCGCGGATCATGACCGCCAGCAGCAGCGACGGTGACTCCTGGTCCGCGCTTGTGGAAATCGGCGTCGACCTAGGTGCCAACCCCAGCGTGGTCTTCGACGGCACACACTTTGTGATGTTCTTTGAGAAGCCCTCGACGGCTGTTCAGTCACCCGATCCCTCGCCTGAATCCCCCTCGATCGAGTCGAGCGGATATGCGCTGCTGGAAACCGGCGGGTCGGCGAGGGTCCGCGCGCCCCAGCAGGCGACGATCCACGGTGCCGCCTCGGGGCCGGCGTCGGTGCAGATCCACTACGCCACCTCGGTTGATGGTGTGAACTTCGGCGTCAGCACACAGGCCACCGCCGACCCCTACGGTGCACAGGCACCCGGGGCGGTCCGCCTCAACGGTGCATGGGTTGTCTACTACCAGAGCGGCAACTTCATCGTCTCGGTCGCGGGGCTGACGCCGGGCACCCTCTCGGGGCGAAGGACCGAGCGGTCGCCGGTGAATGGATTTTCCCCGATGCACCCGATGCCTTTTGTCGATCTTTACCAGGGCAACGAAGAGCTCTTCCTTGCCTACACCGCGCGGAAGGGGTCCGACTATCGCACCCGGATCGTTCGTCTGGAGGACCGGGTGTGGGTTCAGGGGAACACCGACAAGATCTTTGGAGCCCCGGGCCACCTGCTGAACGTTCCAAGTTCCGCCGCGGGCATTGAGCGACAGGTGCGTGTCGACTTGCTGAGTCACGGCATCAGCGAAGGGGCGAGCATCAAGGTCCGCCTCAACTTCACGGACTGGTCCCCGACATCCAAGACCTACCTGCGGCAATCCGACTGGGTGTCGGCAAGCAACGCGGAGGAGACCGGCAGCGTCGTGAGCCCGGAGAGCTTCACCTACACGTCACTGCTTGATGCGTTTCCCTATTTGAGGATTGCCTCATGAGCACGATCCCAACAGAGAACCCCGGCGTCAGCCCCCCGTTTCCAGTCAGTGGCGAGGAGTTCATTCTTCGGCACATCCAGGCGATCACCCGCGTGCAGATCGAGGGCGTCGAGCCGCCGACCCTTGGGCTTCAAGCGGGCTACTCGCCGGCGGTGGTGATGACCAACCGGTGGTTTCCCTGGATCGATGAGAAGCTCGTCGAGCCCAAATATGACGGGGTGTCGCAGTACCTGGGGATCCCCTCGAACCAGCCCACTCCCATTCGCGATTACCACATGCTGTCCTTGTTCCGGGCCGTTGATGCGATCCTCGCGCCCGCGTACACGGGCCTCATTATGTCGCAGGTCGACTCAATCATGCCGGAGAGTCCGCCTTTATCGCCAAGTCATTGAAGATAAAGCCTTTTGAGACTACCGAAGTTGTGAATGAGTTGCCATAGCATCTGATGAAGATGTCCGGGGGGTTCTGCGCATGTGGCTACAAATTTGGCTCACCATCCTCGGAGAGGCGCTCAAGTCGCCTCTCGAGTATTGCGGGGGGAAAGTGGGCAAATGGCTTGGCGTACATGTAACACATCGCCTGACGCTCCCGGAAACGATCGAACGGACCCAGGCGCTGCGGAACAAGATGGCCGAGCTTCGCGTCCTCGTCGGCGCTGACCGGGTCGGGATTTTCCAGTTTCACAACGGCGGCACCTTCAGCAACAAGAATCCGCAGTGGCGCGTGAGCTGCACCGACGAAGTTCACGCCCCTGGCGTGGAGCCCGCCGACGCCTCCACCCAGGCCGTCTTCGCCAGCCGGCTCATGGAAATGGTTGCCCACCTGTTCGACAAAAAGTTGATGCAGGATCACGTGTCCTGCCCCGGTGAAAACACCTTCCTGCTGTCGGTCGACCGCATGGCCGATGGGTTCACCAGGAACCTGTTGTGCGTGCAGGGCGTTCGCTCCATCCTCCAGTCGCCCCTCTTTGATCGCGACGGAATGATCTGCGGCTACCTCGCTGCAGACTTTTGCGACTTTGGACATGGGACGCACCTGGGCGACCAAAAGATCGTCGAGAACCTCGCGGCGTTTCAGCGGTATGTGCCCCAGATCGAGTTTGCCCTTGTGGCGAAAACACCGATGGGGGATTAAGGAAAAAGGTTCGGGGGAAGCACCGGCTATGGTGGCGACGATGGAGCCGCAACGGCTAAAGACCTGCACCAGGTGCCAGGTCTCAATGCCTGCGACCACTGAATTCTTCAACCGCAAGGCAGATGCCCCATCTGGATTGCACGCAAGGTGCAAGCAGTGTGTTCGGGACTACCACAAGCAATGGCGCAAGTCTCCGTCAGGTGCTGCCTCCACTCGCAAGACGTATGAGAAGAAAGGCACCCTGCCGCGACCGGCGATCAGCGCCTTAGCCTGTGCACGATGCAAGGTCGAAAAACCTGCCACGGCCGAATTCTTCTACCGGAATGCAAAGAACGCCACGGGTTGGGGGAGCTACTGCAAGGGCTGCCACAAGCCGCTCGCCAAGGCTTGGAAAAGGTCCCACCGCTACAAGATCACACCAGACGAATTCCACTCGCTCACTCAAAAGCACCAGTCCTGTGCCATCTGCAAGTTGCCATTCAATGGATCGCCGCAGGTCGACCACTGCCATGTCACCGGAAAGGTGCGTGGTCTCCTCTGCTACAAGTGCAACACGCTCCTGGGGCATGCAGACGACAGTCCAGAAATTCTTGAATCGGCGATCCGCTACCTGAAGGAGCATGGAAACTAATGGCAATCACAGGACAAGGCCTTAGGTTCGCGCCGCTGTTTTGGATCTTTCACGACCAGTGGAAATACTTCGATCCCGGCCCCAATGGCAACGCGATCCACAACCACCGCGGACATCTCCACTTCTTCATGCCCAGCTTCAGCCCCACCGCTCCAACCCAGGATGCGTTTTCGGGGCAGCAGAACTACAAATTCGACATCAAGGACATCTGGGGTCCCCGATCGGGAGATCCCAACCAGTCGTTCCAGTACACGGTTGTCGGCAAGCCCAAGTGGTTCTTCCACATCACCGAACTGTGGCGGCGCGTCTTCATTCAGCCGTGGGACGCAGGTCCGGGCGACAAGCCGGCCTGGTCCCGCACCGGGGTCAAATACGACGCCTCGCCCGCCGACAAGACGATGGGTCCATTTCGCGAGGGCGTCAGCGGTCTGACCACCTATGCCCCCGTGTATATCGAGGGTGCGAGGAGCCTGCCTGTCGACTACTTCACCTCCTCCGCCCTCTCGCAGGCGGCCCGGGGCAATGCGGTGGCCCAGCGCGCAAAGGCGATTCTGGGAAGCCGCTACGTTGATGAAAAGTACAACCTGCAGCACAGCAACCTTGTGGCCAACGATTCGCCGCCGGGGGCCCCGGCATTCTCCGACAACTTGTACATCTTCCCCGTCCTGGAATACCAGAAGGTGATCCAGCTCAATTGGGAGCCGATGCCAGGCTCTCCTCCGGATGTGGCAAGCCTCGACGATGCCGACGAAACCTACGGCGACGGCTGGTCATTCGAAGTCCCCATCCCCTTTATCAATCCTCTCACCGGCATCTACCGCAGCCCATTTGCACTGCAGACCGGCGTCGTTCTGCCCTTTGGCGAGTACAACGATCTCACCCTGCCTGGCGATCGAAAGCTCATCCCCGACGAGCACAAGTTGCGCTATCGGTCGACTCCCTATTCGCTGCAGCATGCACCGGATCCGGCGCTGGATCTGCCGCCTGAGAAACTCGGCCAGCTCATTGAGCAGTGGCACAACCCCTGGGGCGACGCCGCCGGCGGGAAGATCGTGCAGCAGTGTCTCGGCGGCGTGATCAATGCCCGGGCAAAGGTCATCGCGCAGCACAAGCTCGGCGGCCGGGTCTCCTTTGACGTGACGGCCTCGCAGTTTCTCCCGACGACCGATTTTGCCGGCACCGACCAGGACGGAGCCCCGTCGTGATAGCACCACCGGCATGGATGGAATCCCGCGGCCGCGGTGCAAAGGTGATGATCCTAGACACAGGCGTCAGCGCAGAGGTGTTCCCATTCGAGGCAAGAAAGTTCGTATCCTCCTCCGTCGCTTGCGATCACGGCACCCGGGTCTTCAAGGTCATCGCCGGTGATGATGGGATCTCTCCGGCGTGCGAGGCCTATGTCGCCGAGGTGGTGGGCACCGGAACATGGGGGGCCGTCGCCGGCGCTTTGAGGTGGGCCGTGGATCTGGGCGTCGACGTCGTGAACATGAGCTTCGCGTGCCCCGCCTCGGACGCGGATGCCGACAAGTTGCTCGACCAGCTCAACCATCGAGGTGTCCTGCTGGTCGCTGCCTACAACCGGTGGCTTCACTGGCCCCACGCCCACGAAGCAGTCATCGCCGTCGGCCCTGAGGGGGAGACACGCTGCGATCTGGAGGCACCAAAAGAATACCCCGTGGAGATCTCGGGCAAATCCGAGCTCTTCACGGGGTCGTCCGCATCCGCTGCGGTGGTGTCGGGGATCGCGGCGTGCGCCAAGGCGACAGATCGGTCAATCAATCGCCTGCGGTTCCTCCGCGACCTCCGAGGTCGTCAGGACTTGAGGCGGTAACCCGTCGCCGTCGGGCGGAAGCGGCGGATCGAGACGCGGGTCTTGGGTACGTGGCCGTTGCGGCTGGACTTGGAGTTGGTGCCTGTGAGCACCGTGCACTGGGCGTACTGGCCGTCGTCGGAGATGCTGTCGATGCGAAGCGTGCGGCCCTTCGCACGCTTGTCGCAATCCTCCCAGACCTGACCGACTTTGACTTTGGGCATTTCCTTCATCGGGTTCTCCATGTTTCAGGCGGGCACATGCTCCCGCAGGTCATCATCTTCGCCTTCGTCGTCATCCTCGTCATCGCCCTCTTCGCTGCCGATGTTGGACGCCTGGACTTCGAGGATGTCCTTGTTGGCGTCGAGCATCATGGTGGCCCACTCGCTCCCCATCTTGGCGAGGGATTCGAGCGTCGCGACGACCAGCTTGGCAGAATCCTCAGCCGTGATCGACATGTGCTCGAGCGAGCCCTCCTGGGCAAGGGCGACGATCACCATGGGGATCTGGACGTAGGCCTGTGTCGGCATCACGACGCCGGTCATCTGCCCCGGATCTGCCCCCATGAACGTCTTGTATGGTGCAGTCAGCATGGCTGCGGTTACTCCGAAGTTAGACGGCCACCTTGAACTTGATCGCCGGGTGCGGGTTGTAGCCTTCGAGCTTGAAGTCCTCGAACACCAACTCGTTGAAGGGCTTCTTGGCGATCGTGAGCTTGGGCAGGGGCCGGAACTCGCGGGTGAGCTGCTCCTGCAGCCCGGGCACGTGATCGAACTCGGCTCCCGACCCGTCCGCCTTGGCGGTGTAGATGTGGGCGTCAATGATGGTGTGGGCGAACTCGCCAACCTCCATCCCGACTTCCTGGGCGATCATCTGGGTGAGGGTCGCGTAGCTGGCCAGGTTGAAGGGGATGCCCAGGGCGATGTCACCGGACCGCTGGGTGAGGTGGCAGTTGAGTTTGCTGACCCCGGCCGCGGCATTATCGACGTAGCAATCGCAGTCTCCACAGAATCCTGCGCCATGACGAACTGCAAGGGGGGCACGGCAATGAGGGCACACTTCCGTGGGCGTCACGTTGAAGGCAAATGTGTAGTGGCACGGAGGCAGCTTCGACTTCGTCGCGTTGCCCGGCTCCCACGCCGAGACGACCAGCCGGCGGCTCATGGGGTTGCGTTTGAGCTCGTCGATGACGAACTGGATCTGGTCGACACTCTGGTTGCTGGCGTTGGTAAAACTCGACTCCTCGTAGGTGTCCATGCGGCCGCAGGGGCTGGGGAAGTTCCTCCAGTAGTGGCCGTAAGCCGTCTCCAGGTTCCCAGCCGCGTCTGCCCAGTCGTTCCAGATCTTCGACTTCTCGCGGAAATTCCGGATATGGTTCTCGCCGGAGAGGAACCACAAAAGCTCGTGCAGGCACGCGTCGAAGTTGACCTTCTTCGTGGTCAGCAGGGGGAATCCCTCCGCCAGGTCCACCTTGTAGAAGGCCCCGAAGTAGCTGATGGTGTCGACGCCGGTGCGGGAGGGCTTGCGGACGCCCTTGTCGATGACGAGCTTAATGAGATCGTGATATTGCTTCACGTGGATTTCCTTTTGTATTTGTTCCGTGCCCTGCTGCGGTCGACGCGGATCACGTCGGCGACCACATAGGCCAGCAGGGCCCTTTGTTCTCTGCTCAAGAAGTCGTGGCGTGTGTGCTCAACGAATTTCTCGCACACTCGCTGACCCATCTTGAACGCATTGGGCAGACGCTTCAGCTTCGGCACAAGGCCTCCTTATTCGGTCCGCTCATTCTCCGCGGCCACCACATCGGCCATCTCGCCAATGGGCTCACCGCTCGATTCTTCGGGGGTGCTGGCCGGGGCCTCCGCGGCAGCCTCGCCGCCATCGGTGGCCGACGTGGCCGGCTCATCGAAGTTCACTGGCGCGGACTCGGTGTCGCTGGGCGATTCGCTGGAGGTCTCCATGGCATCGCCCATGGCCTTGGCGACTTCGCTGGCGAAGGTGTCGGCGACGGGCGTGGACACTTCGCCCGGGGCCTTGGCCAGAGCGCCCGCGAGGCGACGGCAGATGTTCATGGCCTTGGTCTCGTCGGCTTCGCTGGCGTTGAAGGTGAAGAAGGCCGAGGGGCGAAGGGTGAGGGTGATGGGCTTGGAGAGCTGCTGGCCGCTGTACTTGACGCGGACCGTGGCGAGGCGTTCGCGGTGCTCCTGGATGAAGGACATCGCGTTGGCCGCCGGCAGTTCCTTGGGAAACTTCACGGTGTAGCCGCCCTTGATCTGGTCGTCGGTGGCGTCGACGTAGCTGTTGACCTTGGCCGACACGAGCGTGAGGCTCTTGGTCTCGGGGTGGTCGCGCAGCTTGATGACCGACTCGTAGACATCCATCGGGATGAACCGCACCGTCGGGGCGTCGTCGGAGAATTCCAGAACGCCCAGGAGCTCGGCAACCTTGTCGAGGCTCTTGACCGAGCCGGTGAAGACTTCCAGCACGCCCACCTTGTCGGTCGGCGAGAATTCCCGCAGCATCGCTTCAAAAAGCTGCGTCTTGGGGAGCTGCTTGGTCTCCAGGCCGCCCTTGACCGTCTCGATCTGCGGCACCTTGATGGTCTGGGTGGTGTAGGAGGTGAACTGCAGCTTGCCCTCGATGATGTCGTGGACGACCTGCACACCATATTCCTTGTCGGAGGGGCGGCCGAGCTGGTCGAGGGCGACCTTGGCGACCATGAGCGAGGGAGCTCGGTCGACCAAACCAATGTTGATTTTGAACGAAGTCATTGTGCTCTCCAGAGGAAAAAACGAACTACCACACCAGCGACTCTGCCGGCATGATGGAATCAAAACCTTCTTGAATCGTGGGGGGTTCCCACATCTCTTGGTGGCGATGAGCGGCCCGCACCCAGTGCTCCAAGTTCAGCCCGCGGGAATCCCGCTGAGTGTCGCCGCCGGGCGTGGACCTCTGGGCCATCATTGGGAAACAGGACGCCATGCACTGATGCATCGAGAGACTTGGCCGAGGCGATGAATCGAGCTCGCGCCAGCCGCCCCATGTTCGGGCGGTCGACGACGACATCCCGACCCAGCGACAAGGCGGAGTTGAGCATGCTCATCTCGATCGACTTGTAGAGGTGCTTCAGCGACTTGGAGTAGCGGCCATAGAGCCCGCCGTGACACATGGCCACAATCGCATCATCGTTAATGACGATGGAGCCGGCGGCCGCCGCCTCTCTTGCCTTGGTGGACTTTCCCGAACAGATGGGGCCGATGAAAATGAAAACTTGTGGTGTCATCGCCTCAAAGATCGGGCAAACCACGAAGTTTGTTTTTAGTCGGGCAGGCGAGTGTCGATATTGATAGCCGCCGTCCGCCGTACGTCCTCGGCGACCTTGAGCGCCTTGGCGAGCCCGTCGTGCTCGAGCCGGCCATCGGCCTTGATGGCGGAGATGTAGGAGTCGAGCCCGTTGAGGGCGAACTCGTCTTTCATGTTGAGGACAAAGAACAGGTCATTGACCGACTTGCCCGCCGTGCGCCTGGCTTCCTGGATCGTCTTGAGGATGTCCAGCAGCTGGGCCTTCTGGGCTTGATTGAGATACATCTTCGCGTCTTCGTTCTTGAAGATGACGTATTTGTTCTGGGCCACTGCCCCCTCCTCTGAAATCAGGCCGCCAGTTTCATGACGGTGTTGGTGAGACGTTCCATTAGGTACGTGTTACGCTTTGAGACCTGGTTGTTGCGGACAGCCATGGAAACGGCCTGCGGGTGGGCGACGAGAATCACGAGCTTGCGGCTTCTCGTCACGCCGGTGTAGAGCATGTTCCGCTGGAGCATTTTGAAGTGCCCAGTGTGCAAGCACATGATCACAACCGGGTATTCAGACCCCTGGCTCTTGTGGACGGTGCAGGCATACGCCAGCATCAAATCGTTCCAGTCGACACGCTCCAACTCTTTGTCCTGGCCGTCGAAGGAGCCAATCAGCTTGACGACCTCGGCCTCGGCGTTGCGTTCGAATCGCACGATTCGCCCCTGATCGCCGTTGCACAGGCCCGTTTCCCGGTTGTTGCGGGTGTTCATCATCCGGTCGCCGGACCCCCACCGCGTGCCGAAACGATCAATGCTGTCTTCTGGATTGGGGTTGATGACGTCCTGCACCTGCTTGTTCAGATTCTCCACACCAGCAGCGCCCTTTTTCATGGGCGAGAGAACCTGAACATCCTCAGCGGGGTTGAAGCCAAACGCAGGCACGAGCTTCGACACGCACCACCGCACGATGGCGGCCTGCTTTTCCTGGTCGTCGCACTCGATGAGCATCATGTCGGTCTTGGGCCAGCCCCGGGCCTTGATGATTTCCCGGCTGACCTTCTGGATCTGCGGCGTCACGCCGTTGTTGATGTCGTGGGCATGGCGGACAATGTCGGACCCCACCGCCTGACGCTGGGGCTTGGTGAGTTTGGTGGCGGCGATTTTCGGGCACCCGAGGAGGTCCCGGAGAACCGACCCGGGGCCGACCGACGGGAGCTGGTCGGCGTCTCCAACGAAGATAACGATGCAGCTGGGGTGGACGTAGCTTAGGAGCCATGCAAGAACCTCGATGTCGACCATCGACACTTCGTCGATGATCAGCACGCCACGCATCAGCACGTCTTCGATCGCCGCTCCATCCTTGATCATTTTGGAGAGACTGTGAAGCCGGCGGTGGATCGTCTCGGCGTACCTGCCGATCACCTCGCTCATTCGCTTGGCCGCACGGCCGGTGGGGGCCAGCATGTTGATCATGAGGCCGGCCCGTTCGTAGCCGGCGACGAGGGCGCGAGTGATGGTGGTCTTGCCGGTGCCGGGGCCGCCGGTGAGAACCGCCAGCTTGCTTCGAAGCGTGCGATCGATGGCCTCGATCTGCACAGGATCCAGTGTCAGGCCGGTGGAGGAGGAGGCACCTTCGATGATTGCATCGAGGTCATCGCCGGCAAGTTCCGGTGGCATGGGCTGGGAAAGAATCGCGAGCAGCTTTTCTGCAGCCTTGGTCTCGCAGTTAAAGATCTTCGGGTCGTAGATCCGGCCTGAATCGTCGATCACGATACCCCGCTCCGCCGCATCGCTGACGGCCGCGTCGACATCTTCGACAGTTATCTGGCGATGATTCAGGAGCTCGTGGGTGACGCGGATCAGGTCTTGGCGGTACAGGAAACACTCGCCCGGACCTGAGGACGCTTCCTGGAGCACGAACAGGGCACACGCCCGGACGCGGCGAATGTCCGTCTCAGCAAGGCCCAGGTGGATGGCGATTTCGTCAGCCTTCTTGAAGCCGATCCCCTTGATGTCGCGGCACAGGCAGTAGGGGTCTTCCGATACCTTTTGCTCCGCCTGGTCGCCATATTCCCGCAGGATTCGGGACACAAAGGTGCCGGTGATGCCGGCGCGGGTAGCGAACTGAAGAAACTTCCGCTCCGCCCGCTTCTCGTCCCACGCCTTCTTAATACCCTCCGCACGCACCTTGTCGATGCCGGGAACGTCGTAGAGTCGGTCGAGGTCGTCGTCGAGGATCTTGAACGTGTCCATACCGAACGTGTCGACGATGGCACGTGCGGTCTTGGGGCCAACGCTGTAAACGTTGTGCGTGAGGTACTTGAGAATCTCGGTGACGGTCTGAGGCTCAAGGACACTGACGTCGGTGACCTGGAGCTGCGGTCCATACTTCGATCGAGTGATCTCACCAGAGACTGATACTCGCTGACCCACCGCCAGGGACGCGATCCCGCCAACGATCGTGACCCGTCCCCGGTCGTCCTTGTAGGGGGCGAAAGTGCCCTCGTCGACCTTCAGTCGCATGGCACCCCAGCCGCTCTCCGGCTTTGCCGAGATCACGGCGTCGATGATGCCGCTGAGCTGCAACTCATTTCCCGAAGTCATGGATTCCTGCCCAAAAGAAAGCGGCCCACCTCGGGGCCGCCTTGTAGATCGGGCAAGATTCACAAGATGTTGTTGCAAACATCCCCTATGCCGCTTTTTCGACCTCGCCGAGGTACGTGTAGGTGAAGGAGCCGGCAAGGCCGCGGTCCTTGCTCCAAAGGAACAGATCCGCCTGTCGTGGGGAGTTGCAATAGCCCATGGCGTGGTGCCATGCATCGGTTCCGCCGAGGCTCGGAACCCGGCGGATGGTCACCCCGTCGATGGTGTCGGTCATCACTCGATCTTGAATGGCCGGCCCGGTTTTGTTCAACTGCCGGCGCTTCTCCTCCCGCTTGTGAAGATGCCCCAGGTGCCACTCGTAAACCCTGGAGCGGGCGAAGGATTGCTTGGCTTCGTGTGCCATCAGCATCGGGTAGTTGAGGAACTTTTCCTTGTCGCCGTGAGACCAGCCAATCAGATTGATGCCGAAGTTGTGGTACTTCCGGAGGGGAGGGGTGTTGTCGATGGCCACGTTGGCCGCATTGCGGAACCACGATTCCAACGTGTCGCCGAAGAAGAACATCTTCGACTGGTCGTGGTTGCCTGGGACGATGACGATCTTCACGGGTGCGATCTGTCGCAGCTGCTCAACCTTCTTGACGATCGTGTTCTTCATGCGTCGGAAGGTCTTTTGCCAGCGGCTGTCAACATCCTGGCGGGTGCCGGCAGTGGTGGTGTTCTCGGGAGTGTCCACATGGAAGAAGTCATTGCCCAGGGGCAAGAGGATCTCTTCAATCGCAAGGCCGGTGGCCCGCTGCATCAGTGAATCGATGGCGCGAGAATAGATCGCTTCGGAGAGGGAAGATTCGTAATTGGTGCCGGTCTCCGCCTCCCAAGCGAGCTTGCCGTGGTGCGGGTCAGGGGCGAAGAGCTCGAGCGAGAACCGCTCCTGCTCCATTGCAATGTGGGGATAGCGAACGGGGCGAAGGGTGGGTGAATGGGCAGCCACTTCCCGAAGGAGCGATGCACGAATGGCTTTGAGCTCCTCGGTCTTGTCGGCCGAATGGCGGGTGAAGCTGACCTCCACCGACCACATCTCCAGCACGGTTGCCTGCCGACGCCAATCATTGACTGCGCCGGGCGTCTGGAAGCTGCGGGAACGGAAGAAGCCGCTGTATTTCTTGGCCTTCCAACGCTCCACCTGCCACACCGACAGGTCCACCTTTGCCTTCTTGATCGCCTCCTCGAGAGCTCCCTCCTGCGTCTCGGCCTCAACGAGCTTGACGCAGACATCCTGGGAATCAGTGCCGACGGCATAAGAGACCTCGGCATCGTCGGGTATGCTAGCCGCGGGGGTCCCGGGAGCCTTGGACTTCGCGCGGTGACGCTGGAGTCCTTCAGGGCCGTGAAGGTATTTCAGGAACAACTCGGTGCAGTTCGAGGATGACTTGGACGCCGGGTTGTCTTTGAGCCACTGTTTCATCCACGCCTTCAGTCGCAGGTGGCGTCCCCTTACCTGGTGGCGGGTCGCCGCGCCGGTCGAAGTTGCCACGTTTGCGTACGTTGCATCCTTGCCCTTGCTCAGGATGCTGCTGTCGATTTCATAAGACCAGATTTGTGAAGCCATTAGACCCCCTTGAAATAGCCCCCGCGGATTGCACCATTGATGATACTGATGGATATGTGCTAAATAGCTCGGCCAAATCCATCAAAAAGAGAACCCCACCAGTTGCCTAATGGGGTTCTCAGTCGCATATTTCTGTTGTTTTTACCGAAAGCCAGAGGCCTTAGGCCCCGCAGCCTCCGCCAAATCCGCAGTTGACGCACTTCTTACAGGTCCCATTGGGGATCATGCTGCCGGCGCATTCAGGGCACTTTTCCAGCGACACACCGGACGGCGAAGTCGTTTCCGGAGCTGTCCCCGGGAACTTGTACGTCGGCGGGATCCCGTGGTCCCCGGCGATGGGGGGCTTGACGTTAAGCACGCTCTCGTCACCCAGTTCGTGATAGGCCAGGAGCTTGGCGATCAGGTTCATGATCGACGTGTAGGTCTTCACGTAGGGGTGGGAGGCCGTCAGGCCATTGGGCTCAAACTTCGAGTCCATCCAGCTCTTGACAATCCACGTGATCGGGATGCCTCCCTGGAGGGCGACGTTGGCCGTCTTACAGACCATGTCCAGCATCGCTTGGAGAGTGCCCTGATCGGCCGAATAGGTGGCCCAGATCTCGGCGACCCGCCCGTCGTCATACCGGACGGTGCGGAGGTAGAGCTTGCCGTTACCAACCTCGGTGCTGATGTCGATCCCTGGACGGCGGTTCCAGCCCAGCTTCACCCGCGTGCCAACTTGCGGGGGGCTGATGACCTTGATCGCGTTCCGGCCCAAGGCCTCCAGCTCTTCCCCACGACGAACGAGGTCGTCGTCGCCGGCAATCGCCCCAATAATCTGCTTGGCCTGCCCGGAACGGACGTCCGAATGGGCGATGGTCTGCGTGATTGCTGCTGCACGGGACTCGGCGAACGCCTTGCGGGCCGCAGGGTTATCTGCGGCGGTCTTTAAGATCTCCGCAGCATCCGGCTTCTTCGGCTTGGCCTTGAGATTCAGGGGCTGCGAGAGCTTGCAGCCGTCGCGGTAAAGGGCAATGGCCTTGGTGCCCAAGTCATGCCCCATGCGGTACGCCTGACGCACCTCTTCGATCGTCGCATCGGCCGGCATGTTGACCGTCTTGGAGATCGCACCAGAGATGAACGATTGCACCGCCGCCATCATCCGAATATGTGCGGCCCATGCGATGGCCGGATTGTGCGGGTCCTGCGATGCGGCCGTTGCAAAGACTGGCACGTGCTCCTCGGTAATGTATACGCCGTCGGCGGTCGGATTCTGCGCGGTCGGAACGCAACCGTGCTCGTTGACAAAACGCACGATCTCCTCGATGTCATGCCCGAAGTATTCGAGTTTCCGCAGGGCGATGCGAAGGCACTGGGGAGTGAAGTCCATGCCGCCGCCGCCGACAAGCTGCTTGAACACCTTGAGGCCGTAGAGGGGCTCAACGCCGGTGGTATCGCAGTCCAGAGTGATGCCGATGGTTCCGGTGGGAGCGATGACGGTCATCTCCGCATTCCGGTACCCCCACCGGTTGCCGCCATCGATCGCCGCTTCCCAGAGCTTCCGGTTGATGACGAACAGGTCCAGCCACTGGTCATGTCCAAGGGCGGCCTTCAGCGATTCATGGTCAATGGGCATCGGGGCCACGGTGAGACCTTCGTACGCATCCTTGGACCGCTGCCCTTCGAAGGCTCGCCGATGGTTAAGGACACACCGGAGATGGTCTTGCTTATTGGCATGAAACCGGGGGTAGGCCCCGAGGGATTCCGCCAGCTTGGCGCTGGTGACATGGCACTGGGCCTGCATCAGGGACGAGACGATCCCCGCCAGCGACAACGCGCCGTCTGAGTCATAGGGCAGGCAGTGGGCCATCAGGAAGGCACCCAGGTCCGCGTACCCCAGGCCCGTGTCGCGGTAGTTGTAAACGTTGATCGCGGTGGTGCGGTCCGGGAGGCTGGCCAGTGAGTTGGAAAGGTCCAGCGTGAATTGCCAGAGGTGGGTGCTGTGGAGGAATGCCTCCACGTCGAATTTCCCGCCCTTGTAAAACGCCATGAGCCGCTGCGACGCCAGGTTGCACGCCGATCCATTGAGCCGCATGTGCTCCGAGCAGGGGTTCGACGCGTCGATACGGCCATCGTGGGGCGTCACGTTCCAGTCGTTACAAGTGGTGTCATATTGGACGCCAGGATCCCCGCAGAACCAACCGTTCTTGGCAATCTCGGTCTCAAGATCCCGCGATGGGAAAGAGCGGGTGGACTTGTCCGTCCGGGCAACGAACTGCCAGTCCGCACCCGCGTCAACTGCGGCATAGAAATCCGAAGGGATTCGCACGCTGTGGTTGGCGTTCTGGAAAGGGGCAATCGCATACGCCCGGCCGTTGAAATCCTCGTCGAAGACCACGTCGGGCCACTGCTTCTCGCCCTGGATCGCCAGGTGGATCGCCTTGATGATGTAGTTGTCGAGCACACCGACCGCCTTGGCCTCGGCGATGGGCTTCTCAGCGAGCTCCTGCGCATCGTCCAGCGACAGCAACACCTTGTCGCTTCCACCGATGGCGTCCATGACCGACTGGCAGTGCTTCTTGATGAGGCGGGAGCCGATGACCATCGACGCCACGGCGATCTCCGCCTCGGTCTTGCAGAATACGAATTCGTGAACATCAGGGTGGTCGAGGTCAACGGTGACCATCTTGGCTGCACGCCGAGTGGTGCCGCCGGACTTGATCGCACCGGCGGATCGGTCCGCGGACTCAAGCCAACTCATAAGGCCCGAGCTCTTCCCGCCGCCGGAGAGCTTCTCGTGCTTGCTGCGGAGCTTGGAGGGGTTGACGCCACTGCCGGACCCATACTTGAAGATTCGCGCCTCACGTTCGATCCAGGGCAGGATCCCGTCCGTGCCAAGGAGCGTGTCCTTCACATCAAGGATGAAACATGCATGTACTTGTGGATTCTGGTATGCCGACAAACTGTGACGTGCAAACTTGTCCATCTCCGACATCCAGTCCTTGATGCCTAGCAAAGGGACGAAGATGGAGCTGTCCATTTCGCGGGTGTTGGAGGGCAAATCCACAACCCAGTGTCCCTGCGCGGAGCCCGTGAGGCCGTATGCCCACCAAAGACCGCTGTTGAACCACTGTGGGGAGTTGGGCGCGCCCATCTGAGAGAGGAGAATGAACACCATCTCGTCGAAATAGGCACGGGCGTTGCATAGACGGATCTCCTCCACAGCATTGCCCGATACGACCCCGGTAAGTTGCTCTTGCGAAGGATCAAAGTAGTGATTGGTGTAACCCGCAAAAGTCCAATGCCCCACGATGCGGCTGATGACCTGCTGGACGGACACCTCGCCACCGACCTGCGAGCCGGGCGCAGCAACACGCGGACACAGCCAATCGGGAAGATGGCCATAGTCCGCGTGTCGAACCGTTTCCAAGGGCACGCCGCCCTTGCGGAAGTATTTGGAGATCAAGGTGTCGCGGGCATTCTTCGACCAGCTGCGCGGAACGACAGCGCCGCGGAGCTCGAAGACCGTTTCCTTGGTCTTGTAGTTGGTAATGACGCAGTCGTGAGAATCGTACTCGAACTGCGCGAAGGGATCAGCCCCCTGTTGGGTGAAGCGACGGGTGATTTGCATGCAGGTTTACTCCGAACTTTAAGCCACTGCCGACTCAACGTCGGCCGACATAAAGTTCGGGCAAGAAGCGCTCGGCGATTGGCCGAAATGCTCGCAAATCTTGGCTTCGAGTTTTTTGTTGAGATGGTAGATGCGAGTGAAGGTCACATCGAGGATCCGGGCGATCTCGCGGAGCTTTTTGTTTTCTTTGTAGCGAAGGTCAAAGACCCGACGCTCGGCGGACGAGAGGCTTTCGGGGAAGACATCCATGAAGTCCTTGAGGGCAACGGAATCGGCGGGATCCTTGCCACTGGCATCCACGGGCTCGGCGACGACGAAGCGGCCGGTCTTCGTGTCAACAACGCCCATGTACGATTCGGTGGGGACGGTCATGCCGTACCACTTGTCATCGCGGAAGCGGGCGATGACGTGGGCGTAACGCATTTCATCCTGGGCCGCGCGGTAGCCCTTGCAGATCATGTAGGCGCAGATCCGTTTGACGGGATCAAGCGTCTCGCCAGCGAACCGATCGGGGTTGAATTTCTTGATGGCCTTGGCCACGCCGAGCTGCGACCATCCTGTCGCCTCGTCGTAATCGACGGCGTCGGGGTACGCGTTCACGATCTTCTTCGCAACAATGCGAACGACCGTCGAAATGTGGTGATTGGTGATGTGAGGAATAGACGGAGCGATGGTGCACATAAAGGATTTCCCTTCCTTCCGCTAACGGAATCAACAAACTGAAGTGCGGATTACAGGTGCCGCAACAAAAGAAACAAACATTCAGGGGATGGGGACGACGGGCACTTTCTGGATGACCTGCTGGGCAAGTTCGACGGCCCGAGCCTGCGCGTCGAGGTTCTCGATGCTGATCTTGGTGCCATCGGGGGCCGTCGCGTCGAGTTTTCCGATCTTGGTGTCCATCCCGAATCGCCAGATTTCAACATGACGCCCGTCAGCGGATTGATATTGAATGTGGCTGCACGCGCCCAGGAAGGCAGCCGCCATCACGATGGCACAAGCCAAAAGAGACTTCATCGTTGGTCCTCGATTATCGATAGCTGTTGACGCTTCCCGATGTCAGCTCACGACTGCAATCGGTTCGGAGTGTTGCGTACTCCGCCGCCCTGTGGAGTAATTCGGAGGGATGAGGCCCCGCGTACTGTTCGAGAGCAATGTGCGGCAAGTACCGCGAAAGATTAAACGTATTGGGGAAGCCTCGGGGTTCCAAGAAAACAATGCGATTTACCTTTACAAACGGCATGTTCGCCAAAAGCCCGAAGCACACCTCGCATGGAGGCATGGAGAGATACACAACAGCATTGTTCGAGGTTCCGCGGCAGTTCACGATCGCATTGCAGTCGGCATGGACCATGACCGGATATTTGTCGGGGCGTTTCGTCGGAAGGGGCGGCATCCCCGCGGGGGGTGTCGCGTTGCGAGGGTGTCCATTATAGCCAGTGCCCAGAACGATCTTGGTGTCCCAGTCGGCAATAATGCATCCCTGCTTGGTCTCCTGGTCGGGCGATCGCATCGCGGCCAGAAACACCATGCCCATAAAGTATTCGTCCCAGGACGGGACCTTCAGCGATTCGATCCACTGTGCTGCGTTGCCCACAGACTCTCCCACGACGAAACACCCTCTACCCTAATTTATACCGAACGACAGCCGCAAGGGTCAAGAACTTTCTTGCGGGTTCGCGACTCTGCGATGGATCAGCCTGCGATGATGATTCCGCCGGGCCGGCCTTCCGCCTGCGCCACGGCATCCTGAAATGCGTTGTGCTTGGTGGTCTCCGCGTTCACCGCCGCATTGACCATGCTTCCCTGCTCGCCCGAATTGCGGGCACGAATGACGGCATCGTTGCTGCGCCCGATCACCTCCGCGAGCTTCACAAGCCGCTCGATGTCAGCGCGTGAGAGAATCGGCACCACCACATGCCCCATGCCTGTCTGCGGCCGACCATCCTGGCCCGGGGTTGCCTGCGGGAAGAGGACGACCATGCCGTTTTTAGTAACGGCGTTGAGCGCCAACTGGCCCACCTGCATCAGCATCCGGAGGTATTCGTCCGTAACGTGCGCCGGCACCTTGGCTTGAAAGATCCGGGTTGCCGGAGCTTCCGGCTGCTGTGTTGGTTCCGACATGTTTCCTCACCAGTGAAGAAAACGGACAACGAATCCCTTGGAGAGGACCGTATCCGCTGTGACGCCGGCGCTCTCGGCCAGATCACCGACATACTTTTTGACCGCGGGGTGAACCCCCTCGGGCTGTTCGAATTGCTCTTTGCTCGCGACGCCAAGCTCGGAGGCCAGTGCGCTGACCATCACCCGACCGGTGATGGCCTGCTCACGGACCTTCTGATCGACGCACCGTGCCGCCGCACCCAGATCCACCATTTCCGCCATTGCCGCGCGATCGTTGTCATCCTGGCACAGCATGAACAGCGGCGTGCAGGGTGGCTCGGTCGGGGTCAGGCCTGAGAGCTGGCGAATGATCATGGGAGCTCCTGGGGAAGCGAAAGGGGTCTGGCCAAAGGGCCAGACCCCACGCTGCTGATTCAGTTGACGAAGATCGCCGTCGCGTCCTTCGCACCATTGGCGGCGGCGCGAATGAGGGCGATGGCATTGGCCTGCTGACTGGCAGGATCGACGGCGGTCGTGTCGATGCGATTCTGTACCAGAAGACCGATGGCATCGACGAGCTCGCTGACGATGAGCTTCTGCTTGGAGGTGGCGCTGAGTTTGCCGATTTCATTGGCAGCGAGGACGCGCAGCGTGCTGAGGTCGATCGTGCCGTCCTTCGTGGAATCCAGAATGGCGGTCGCGACGTCACGGACGATCTGGGCCGTCTTCGCTGTGTCCTCGTCCTTGATCGCCACCAGCGCCGCCTTCGTGGCCAAGCCGGAGGCCAGCCGCACCGTGGTTTCGGCATTCGCCTGCTGCTGGGTCGACGTCAGGGGCGTCGTCTGGATGTTCGCACAGCCGCCAAAACCGGCAACCGCTGCCATAATCGCCAAGGTAAAAATCGCTTTACGCACAAATGCCTCCGAGTGTCGGGAACCTTCGCAAATGGCCCCGTTGGGCCGTCGGGACATAGATCGGGCAAGAAAGGGAAAAAACCAACGGAGGCGGGTTAAATTTTCTGTCTTCGTCATTTCCCCCAGTTTTACAGATGCGCACCGGCAAGGTTCAAGGGGTGTACAGAAACTTTTTTTGATTTTTTCTGAGGGAGATCATGGCATGATCTCTGGCACTTGAAACGCATAACACGATCGCGATTCCTTGGGGAACTGCTGGGCTTCCTTTTGAAAAGTCCGCAGATTGATGAGTCCCTATATCGGGACAAAACACCCCGCAACCGAGACAAAACGCCCCGCTATCGGGACCCCGCTATCGGGACAAAATACCCCGGAAGTGGGACACACAGGGGGGCACCCAGTAAGTATCTATATCAGTAAGTATATGCGCAGCGCGCTGTATATGATAATTGCGCAGCGCGCGCTTGATGTATATGACAATCAATAATTATTAAAAGGGGGGCGCATGCCCCCCAAACCCCCCGTCGGATCGGCGTTCGTCGATGTCACCCGCTAGGTGATCGGCCATGAATGACGCCTTGTTCGAAAATCATTGCCCGTTTTTTGCCCGATCACCGTGTCGCTGGACGCACACCTCCCAGCCGCTGGAGATCGCATGGCAGAAATCGCACCCACCCGCCTCGAAGCATGGCTCATGGCCACGGATCGATCCCGCTCTCCGTCGGGAACCGCCGAGGGTCTTTCGCGAACGGCGCAATCCATGCTCCTTTGGCTGGTGCGATGCGGTGACGCAGGGATCTTCCCGAAGCCCAAGGTGTTCTGCGAGTTACTGCAGGTCTCGGATTCCGCCTTTTACCGCGCCAAGCAGTCGCTGAAGGCTTCCGGCCTGGTTCTCTTCACGCCTGCTGAATTTGGGGGCGAGGCCTACCAGCTCGCACCTCCGGGGAAGCCCCCCGAGATCCAGTTGGCCGCATGGAGGCAGATCAACCCACTGCTCCGCGCCCAGCAAAGCGGCCTTGACCAGACTTCGGAAACCCTCGAGGCCGCCAGTGAAACACCCGAAACTCCCACCGTCGACACGCCACCGGCTGAGCCCGCGGCTAAGCGGGCGAGGGGCGAGAGCAAGCCCAAGGCAAAGCAGGGACTCAACGACGAGCACCGCACCTGGATCCTCACGTCCGCCGACAACCTCGATGTTTACCTTCGCTTTGGGCAAGCCGCGATCGGCAAGACGATGGCCGAGTGCGTCACGTCCGGACTCCCCAGCGCCGGCGTCGATTGGCTCGCCTTTGGGCAATCTTCGCACGAAGACTGCTATTCGCCGCAGTGGAAGGTGAATCAGTTCGCCGCCTACTACTGGCATCTCGTCGGCCGCCATCGGGAGAAGATGGGCATTCCGCTCTCGCTGCCGCAGTGGGGGCGGCTGACTGGTGAGTTGAAGAACCTGCTCGCCACAACGACGCATTTCAACGCCTACCAGCACCTGTACTTGCTGGGCAACCATTTTGATTTGATCCAGTTCCAAATGGGCAACTTCGGTCAGGGCAAGGTGCTCTGTGAGTCGTCCATCAACGATCAGTCCATCCGGCAAAAAGTCACGCTGATCATCACCCACGGCACGCAATGGCTGCAGGCCGAGTATGACCGCATGGCCGCTGCCACCAGGCCCGCATACCGAGGAGGGGAATAATCATGGCCAAGAAAGCCGAAAAAACCACCAAGGAAGAACCCAAAGAGCTCAGCGCCGCATCCGTGGCGGCGAGGCTGCGGGCTCTGCGTGCCAGCATCGACAAGGAATTCGGTGCCAACACCATGCAGACCTTTGACGGCTCCAACCTCACCCAGCAGAACTTCGAGTACCAGATTCCCTCGGGCTCGATCGGTCTCGACATCGCACTGGGACCCGTGCTGCGACAGCCCGACGGATCCTGGCAAACCGGCTTCGCCCCGGGAAAGATCGTCGAGGTCATCGGTCCGGAAAGTTGCGGCAAGAGCACCGAGTGCAACGTGATCGTCGCCAACGCCCACACGCTCGCCTTCGTCGACATTGCCACGAAGCAGAGGAAGAACCCCAACTTTCGTGCCTTCTACGCCGACATGGAGCACACCTGGGATCCCGCCTACGCGAAGCGGTTGGGGTGCGACGTGTCCCGCATCGATGTTGTCCAGCCCGACACGGGCGAAGACTGCATGAACATCGTGGAGATGGCGGTCGGATCGGGTCTCTATGCCGTTGTCGTCGTCGACTCCGTCGCGGCCCTGATCCCAAAGTCCGAGCGTGACGGTGACGTCGGCGATGCCTCCATGGGTGCCCAGGCCAGGCTCATGTCCCAGGCCCTGCGCAAGGTCAACCCGATTCTCACCAAGTCCAAGACCCTGCTGGTATTCGTCAACCAGATCCGCCACAAGATCGGCGTCATGTACGGCAATCCGGAAACCACCCCGGGCGGGAACGCCTTGAAGTTCTATGCCTCCTACCGGATCGACCTCCGCCGGAAGGAAACGCTCAAGGATGGCGACGAAGTCTACGGCCACGTGATCGAGGCCACGGTCTTCAAGAACAAGGTCGCGCCTCCGTATCGCAAGGCGAAGTTCGAGCTGGTCTACGGCCGCGGGTTCGACAAGTACACCGAACTGGTCGACCTGTGTCTCGGGAGGAACATCCTGGTGGCGGACTCGGCATGGATCACCTATGGCGGCAAGCCGGTCGGCCAAGGGCGGTTCCGCACTGCCGACAAGCTCCGCACCGATGGCGCTCTTGCCTATGAGCTCTATGACAAGCTGATGACGATGATCGCTGCCGAGCGGGGGTTCTATCCCGATGGTCGCGCGATCCCCGGCTTCAGCCCGGAAGAAGTCCAGTCCGGCGGCGTGGCCAGCTTCGTGCCGCTGAGTGACGAAGAGAAGGCTGCGATCGAACGCGACCAGGAGGATGAAGCGAAGTTTCTCACCGAGCTCAATTCCACGGGTGGCAATTGAGCCGAAAAGGAGCCACCGTTAAGTCCGCCCTCCACCGGAAGGTGGTGTCGCTGGTGCGGGAGATATACCCGCTTTTTACCATCCTCGAAGAGGAGCCGGTGAAGGTGGAGGTGCGGGGCCGCAAGACCACCCTGTTTCTCGACATCTTGATCAAAGAGCTCAATGTCGCCATTGAGTGTCATGGTCAGCAGCACGGAAAGTACGTTACCCATTTTCATGGGAGTCGCGATGGATTCGCCGGCTCCCAGTTACGCGATCAAGCAAAGGCCCAGCAGCTCCAGGACCTGGGGTACTCCTTCGTCGTGGTGCATCATCACGAGCAGGACCGAATCACCGCCTCGGAGTTGCTCGACCGCATGACCAAAGCCATTGAGGGAGCATCATGAGCGATTTGCCATTGGACGATTTCGTTGATTTTGGGGGCGGCGTCGTCGACGAGCCCGCCGCCGCTGCACCGCCGGCCGCCAAGCAACCGACGCAGGACACGCTCGCGAAAAAGAACGCCGACGCCACTGTCAGCGAGGCCTCGCTTCGCCCCAAACTGAGCAAGCCCAACCTTTCGATGGAGGATTCTGGCGGAGGTCCCACGGAAAAGGTCGACCGCCCGGCTCCCGCGCCGGCAGTACCCCCAGCCCCCAAGCCCGTCCCCTCTGCTGCGGGTCCCATGGATCTCGAGGAGCTCTGCAATCACTTGGCGATACAGGCGGGCATCCCCGACGCTGAGCCTGAGGGCGAGCCGCCGTCCGAGGAAACGTTTGTGCCGCAATACGAGCACTCGGAAACCGGCGTCAAGGTGCAGCCCACGCAGGCACCCCAGGGGCCCGACATGCCGGTGCCGGCCCCGCCGACGCAACCCTCGCCACCAGCCCCTGTCGTCGCCTCGAAGGCCGTCGCCACCGACCCGGACGTCGCTGACGCGGATAACCTGTGGGCGGAGATTGAGGGCGAGATTGCCCGGCTGGACGCGGAAACGGGCTATTGCGTTTTGCGTAACCGGGCGTCTTGCGACGATTCCCGACCGCACCACGTGGCAATCCGGGAAATGCGATACAACGCGCTGAGTTTGCCCGATCAATCAGCGTCCTACCTCGCTGCTCTTGAAGCAGCTTTGGCGGCGAATCAGGCGTACGTGCAGGGCCAGGAGAACTACTGGTCGGCACGGGCCAAGCAGCTTGGCGTCGACCGTGAGAATCTTCTGCGGGCCAAACGCAGCAAATACACCGGCTCGACAGAGAAAGCCAAGGAGGACGCCGTCATTCGCTCGGAGCCGGATGTTCGGAGGCTGCACCGCGAATACGTGAAAGCGGACGCAATCAAGTCCTACCTGGGCGACATTGGGCAGGCCTTCGCCAAGGTCGACGACGGCATAAAGCGGCTCGCCGACAATCGCCGCGATGAAGAAAACAGAGCAGGGATCGCCGCTCGGCGAAATACATAGTCTATGAAGAACACGCAGGTTAAATCTCAGCCCCAGGTGCCGGTGTATGTCGACGAGAAGGTGCTGCTGCAGGAAGAGCAGTATCTCTACGACGCACCCGCGGAGCGAGGTTTTATCGCGTGCCTAATGGCCAAGCCCGAGCTGCTCGCCGAGGCCGAGCCCGTCGTCTCGCAGGACATGATCTTTTTCCCGCTGCACAATTACATCTACCAGGTGATGAAGTTCGTGGCCAAGAAGGCCGCCCAGAACGGGTGGTCTGTTCAGTTCGACGAATTCACGGTCATGAGCGTGGCCAAGGAGATGGGGCAGGCCTATGTGGACTCATTTCTCCGCAAGACCGATGGCATGGCCAAGTGGAACGAGCTCAAGGAAACCGCGGCGTTCGCCGATCTGACCAACTTCGGCTCCTACATGGCGACGCTCAAGGACCGTGCCGCACGGGTGAAGTTTTTCCGGATGGCTAGGCAAATGCAGCTGTCGGTCATGAACATGCAGACCAACCCCGATGTGGGGCAGGTGGCTGCAGAGTTTGAGGGGCAGATCAGCGACATCACCTTTGGCGCTGCTCGCGGAGATAGTCGGCTCACCCGCCTCGGTGAGTATGAAAACGAATTCATGACTTTTGCGGGCCTCGCCCACAAGTATCCCAACGAGCACATCTTTCACCTTCGCCATCCGCGGTTTCACTACTGGATGGATCTCATGGGCGGCGGGTTTGTGAGAAACTCGCTCACGATCGTTGCCGCCCGCCCGAAGGTCGGCAAGTCAACGATGCTTCTGGACATCTGCATCGACTTCGCCCTCATGGGCATCCCCGTTCTATTTCTCGACACCGAAATGTCGGGCATGGAAATGTTCAGCCGGCAGCTCTCCAACCTCACCATGATTCACGAGCACGTCCTGCGCAAGGGGCGGTTCTTTGACGGGGTGAACCACCAGCACGAGATGGCCCTCGTGCAGGAGAAGCTCGAGATGATGCGCGGTGCACCGCTGTTCTATGCCTCGGTCGCCGGCAAGCCCGTCGAGTTTGGCATTTCCATGACCCGCCAGTTCCACAGCCGCAATGTCGGCACCAAGCAGTTGGAATGGAACGGGAAAATGCACACCTTCTCCAAGCCTTGCCTCGTGGTGTACGACTGGCTCAAACTTCCCTCGGGCTCCAGCGCGGACGCCAATGCCAAAGAATACCAGCTGCTCGGCGAGCTTTGCATGAGCCTCAAAGACACCGCCAAGCACCTCAATATCCCGATGGTGTGCGGAGCCCAGCAGAATCGAAACAACGTCGGCAAGGACGATCGTGAAGCAATTGAAAACGCGGAAGCGTCGCTGTCAGGGTCCGACCGTCTGGCGATGTTCTGCTCGAGTCTCTGCATCCTGAGAAATCCCAGCCTCGCGATGCAGGAAGCAATTTCAACGAACTGGCCCGCGGCGAGGGAGGGGCGCAAGGGCCAGCAGTCATGGCCGTTCAATCAGGTGTTCCAAGTCATCTTCAACCGCAACGGCAACGAGTTCCGCACCGGCATTCCCATGTACATCGACCGTGGTCACTCGAAATACGAAGAGATGGCGTACACCGACGAGGTGTATGCGGCGATGGCTGCAGGGCAGCAGCCCCAGCAGAAAAAAGAGAGTATGTATCTGGAATTCCTGCGGGAGTTCGTGCAGGCGAAGGCGTATGCAAAGGCGGGTCAGGGCGGTGCGGCGGGTGGGAAGGTCGTGAAGGTCCCCACCCAGGCCCCCCTCAAAGTTGCGAGCTAAGCCATGCTCCAAGATCCGTGGTCTCGGACCGCGCAGGCGGTCCAGCAGCGATACGTCGACAACCCCGATCTCATTGGAGACCTTCTGGAAAAGATTGGGGCGAGGAACATCACGCCCCACGCACGGGGATCCTTTCGTTCGACCTGTCCGCTCCACGATGGCGACAACCACCAGGCGTTCGCGGTGTGGGTCGACAAGGGGTACACGGTCTGGAAGTGTCACACTCGCTGCGCTGCGCGGGGGAATCTCGCCACCCTCATGATGAAGCGGTATCAGGCGTCCTTTCAGGAGGCCGTCACCCGGCTGGCCCAGTTTGCAGGCGTGAAGATCGATGGCCCCATTCTCTGCCAGTCGATCGAACAAATCGAAGAGGAATCTCTCGCCTCGCTGACCCGGCGTCTGAAGACCAAGCCCAAGACCGAGGAGTACATCTTCGACGAGGGGATGGTCAAGCAGGCATGGGGATGGTGGCGTCACCCCGATGCGAAGCGAGCAATCCAATTCCTCACCGGACCGGTGGGAACGCTGACCGACACCGGCGAGAAGTGCAAGGGGTTTCCCAGGGAGATCATTAAGAAGTTCGAGCTGGGTTTTGTGCCGGCCAAGCAGTGGCTCCAGCACAATCCAGCGAAGAAGCACCGTCAGGCTGGGGAGCTCAACGATGGTTGGTTTGTTGACCGAGTGGCGGTGCCGTGGCGCAATCGGACTGGCCAATGTATCGGATTCGCGGGGCGTCGCCTCGATGGCCAAAAGTATCTCAAATACCAGAACCTGCCGCTGACCTCCCGCGGCAGCGCCCTTTATGGGCTTCACTTGCCCGATGTGCGGGAGGCGATCGCGCGGACGCGGGAGGTGATCGTGGTGGAGGGCTACTGCGATGTCCTGCGGGGCCATCAGCATGGAATCCTAAACATCACCTGCCCGGGTGGGACGGAGTTTTCGCCCACGCAGCTCCGGCTTCTGGCGCAACTAGGGGTGGAGTGGATCAACATTTTTTTTGATGGCGACCAAGCGGGGGTTCTCACTTCGGCAAGATTGGCCGATCAATGTCGCGATGTCAGCCGAATCAGGGTTGCAAGGCTTCCGGACGGAGTAGACCCGGACGACCTCTGTCGGCGAGAGGATTTTCTAGGCGGTCTGGCGACAGCGAGGCCCGTGTAGGAGTTTCTGGTCTATGTACAACAATGCCCCCCAAAACAATCAACAAGCGAATCAGGCACCCAATCCGCTGATTGACCAGCTGCTCAATCAGGTGGGCCAGGGACAGTTCCCGTGGCTCAATCGCTGGGAGGGCGTCGTGCAGGTGTTCCCCACGCAGAACGCACCCAACGGCTTCGTGTGGCGCAACGGCAACAACGGGAACGAAGGCCACGTCGTCATCAGCGGCAAGATCCGCAAGGCCTGGGGTGGCCGGAGCCCCGGCGTCAAGCAGTCCAAAATCCGGATCAAATGCTACGGCCAAATGGGTCAGTGGCTGAGCAACAACCTTCAGCCCGGCATGCTGATTTACGTGAAGGGCGAAGTGATCTGCGTCCGCTTCCAAAACAACCAGGGCCAGTGGGTCGATGACACCCACGTCCAGATTAAGGAAGCCAAGCAGGGCGACGTCACATTCCACATGCTGGGGATGATGCAGGTGCTCGATGAGAGCAATCAGCAGCAGAACAACCAGAACCAGGGCAACGGCGGCGGATACCGCAACAACAACAATGGCGGCAATGGTGGCAACCGCGGCGGTCGCGGAAACGGCGGCAACGGGGGGTATGGCAACAGCATGCCCCAGAACAACTACAACCAAGGGGGCGGCGGCTACCAGAACCAGGGTGGCCAGCAGGGTGGCTACCAGGCCAACCAAGGAAATGGCGGTGCCAATGGTGGCGGCTACGGGCAGGCCCCGCAGGGTCGTCCGCAGCAGGGCCAGCCGCAGGGCGGGTACACCAACCCGGCCCCGGCCAACCAGGGCAATCAAGGAGGCTACGGCGGCCAAGCACGCGCGCCCGGCAACGCTGGCGGCGTGCAGCAAGGTCAGGCCCCGCAGGGCCCTGTCAACCAGGAAGGGCAGGCCGCCGGCAGCTTCGCCCCCGCTCAGAATTCCCCCACGCAGAGTGCAGCCGCTGCTCCGGCCAGCGGTCCGCAGTTCAATGATGCCCCGCCGATCGACAACGACGACATTCCGTTCTGACCCACAAACAACGGCACGATACTGGGCCGGCAGGCAAGCACTGCCGGCCCGCTTTTAAGGGGGGATCCGTGAAGATCTATTCCATCGACCAATCGTTCAGGGGCTTTGGCCATGTCGTCCTGGAGGACGGCAAGACCATCTTCTCTGAGACCATCAACACCGACGACGAAGAGCTGGCAGGGTTCGCAAGGGTCATCCGCCTTCACCGCTCAGTGATCGCAGTGCTCGAGGAGCATAAGCCCAACGTGGTCACCATCGAAGACTACGCGTACGGCTCGACCAGCAACAACATCACCGACATCGCCGAGTTGGTGGGCGTCATCAAATTCGAGCTCATTCATCGTCTGGGCTACTCTGACTCCCGCGACGCTCTTGCCGCAGGAACGAAAGCCCTGTCCATCCAGACCCAAAGCGAGATGAAGAAGTTCAACCTCGGAAGCGGCAACGTCAAAAAGGACTCTCGGTACCTGCTGACGGTCATGCAGCACACGGGGATCGCGTTCGAGAACGACAACATCGCCGATGCTTTCATGCACGCCTGGAGATGCGGCATGAGCATTGGGGTGCTCCAGGGGCGGGTCGAGGTTTCCGGCCTTCCAAAGCATCAGCAGGAATCACTCATATCCGCTGGCGTAAAGCGGACCAAGGGGGTCAGCATGGCCAAGGCGCTCAAGCTGCCCGAACAACAGAAACGCAATCTTGTGGGGTACTGATTCACCATGCCGGCTCCGTCCAAGGTCAAAACCACGTCAGTGACGTCCGGGGCCATGAAGGTTCTGGACTCGGGTTCGCGCCAGAAGTTTGCGACTGGTGCCCAGCGTGACATCGAGGTGGGAAAGGGCCGTATGGACCTTCTTCCGTTCCACGCCCTCATCGAGCTTTCGAAACTTTTCGAGGAGGGGGCCGTCAAGTATGGCGACGGCAACTGGCGGCTGGGGATGCCGCTGAGCAGGTATCTCAATTCCGCCCTCCGGCACCTCTTCAAGTTCGCATTGGGCATGCGGGACGAACCCCATGAGGTCCAGGCGATTTGGAACCTTTGTGCCCTCATCGAGACTCGCCGTCTGATCCTTATGGGGGCGCTCCCCAAGAAGCTCAACGACCTCAAGCGTTTCGACGAGCTGGTGACAACCATCGAAAGCCTCGATCTGATCAAGCAGGAAGTCGCCCACTTCCGCGAGGCCAAAGATGCGGCAACGAAAACAAAGGATCGAAATAAAGGCAGGAACCCGTGAGCGACTTCAATCTTCAATTCGGCGGCGGCTTTGCCTTCCACACGCCAAAGTGGTGGGAATACAAGCTGTTGGCCATCAATCCTGGCGGCGGCGAGTGGCCCTTGGGTCCACGTGGGTGGGTCACGCTGGTTTGGAACATGGACGTGTTCGCCTGGGGACGGGTACCAGTCCTGAAACTGGCCATTTTTCTGTCTCTGGTTGCCGGACTTCTGGGCGGGGTGGCGGCCTTCCTGCTTCTCCGTGCAATCGCCGGCTGAGAATCGCCCGATCAATGCGTATCACGTTGCGCTAAAGGATCCACCATGCCCGTTGACATGTCCGCCATTGGTAATCTCTCTCCGTCCAAGCTGGAAAACCTCATCCTGTGCCCGGCCCGTCTTCTCTCGAAGATGAACCTGCTGGGCGAAGAGGAGGTGGAAGAAGAAAAGGGAGACGAGGCCAAGGTGGGCGTGCTCGCGCACGCGGCGGCCAAGTGGTGGTACCGGCCGTGCGAGAAGTGGAAGCAGCGGATCGCCGGCGGCGATGATCCCGACGTCTTGGCCAGAGAGGCGCAGGCACTTCGTGATCAGGTCTATGCGAAGCTCACGTCGGCGACGCCTACCGACGAAGAAAGGGAATCCCTTCAGCAGCTGATCAACGACGCCGACGAGGTCATCAACGAAAAGGGCCTGTTGAAGCACCCCTGGTCGTCCGCGGAGTATTGCCTCCACAAGGCGATGATGGAATGCCGCAAGGCGCGCTTTGGGTCAGAGCTGATTGCGGATCCCGCCAACATCGAGGACGCCAAACGCCTGTTTGGCCTTATCCGCAACCACTACGATCGAACCATCCTGAACATCGTGTTCGCTGAACGAAAATACAAGGGGGACCTGGGCAACGGTGTCCCGGTGTCACTGATCATCGACTTGGCACTCGACCGCGGCGGCGGCCGGCTGGAGATCGTCGACTACAAGACCGGCATGATTGCCTGCACCACGGAAGAAATGTATTCGAAGCATCAGGTCCTCATGAACCTGATGGCTCTACACAAACATGACGCCTCGCTGGCGATGTACCCGGAGAAGTCCTTCACCTACTTCTGGGTGCAGATGGGCACCGAGACCGGTCCGGTCTCCCAGACCTGGGAGCAGCTCACCGATTACGAATACTTCCTTGCCGAAAAGTACCAGGAACTGGTCGACCATGTCGTGGCTGCCCAGAAGCCCGAGACGCGGTCCCAGGTGCCCGAGCACACCAATCGCTTCTGCCGGAGCTGCCCGCGGCGGTTCCGCTGCACGCGGTATCAGGAGATGGTCACGGAAGCGATGTGCTTCAAGGAGGTCATGGGCGAAGATGCCATCAAGTCCCTCGGTGACGACGAGATCATGGCGCGGTACGAGGAAATCGGGCAGAAGATCAAGCTGCTGGAAAACGCCAAGGGCAAGCTCTCCGAGATCCTCCTGGCGGAGATGGACAAGCGAAAGGTGAAATTCATCGAGGGTGAGAAGCACAAGTGCTCCCTTCGGCAGAATCGTGCCGATTCGATCGATGGTCCGACGGTGGTGTCGCTCTGCCAGCTCAATAGCATCGACCTGGCAAGCGTGGCGAGCTTCTCGAAAAAGAAGGTGGAGGCCGCGTTTGCCAACAACGCAGAGGCCATGAAGCGCATCGGTCTGACGATGCGTCGCGGGATGGCTAGCGCCTATCCCGACGTTCGAGCCCGGAAAGCTGATGCGCCCGATTCGCCGAAGGGAAAGTCGAAGAAAAAGCCTTCTCCCGAAAGCAGCAGCTAGGTTTTTGCCCGATCTACGAGGCGTCCTTATGGAGACGCCTTCGTGCCTGAAGTTGTTGGAAAACTTGTTCGGATGCCCAACCTGTGTCCGGACCACAACGCCCCATCGACCACGGTTGTCAACACCGTAGGCGTGGGGCTCAAGAATATGTCGCTGTGCCGGGGCTGCATTCACTTCAAGCCCAAGCAGCAGAGCAACTGCCCGATCGCGCAGCAACTCTTTGAACTCAGCAACAGATTCCATATTGGGACCATCCCCATCCGGTGTGCGAGCTTCCAGCCGCTCCCCGGCGTTCCCCTGTCCAATTCCCGCGGCATCGGAGACGATCTGTGAAGTACGAGCAGCACAAAGAACTCATTGAGAAGCAGGCCGCGGCGTTGGGCGTGGAGTGCACGACCCTCGGCAGCCCCAAGGCCCCCGTGATGCTCGTGGGCACACAGATGTACGCTGGCGAAAAAATCCCCTTCAGCTCGCCGCGGTCCGCGCCGGCGATCAACCTCGTTCAGCAGCTGGGCGTTCCCAAGGAAATGATCCATCTCACGAACCTGTGCCGGCTGCCGGTCGATCAGGAAGTGCAGCCGTCGGCGATTGCCGACGAGACCGTCGAGTTCCTTCTCAACTACGTGCAAGAACACCTTCCCAAGGCAGTGGTGCTCATGGGGGGCGCGGCGATCCGCATTCTCGGAGGCCCGCAGATCAACGATCTTCGACTCCGGAGATGGGTATGGGCGGGGCGGTTCAAGAAGACCACGTTCTTCGCCACGCATGATCCCTCCGTCGCCTCGGGCCAGGTGGGACTTCTGTCAGTGCCGGCCGCCGAGTTCATGATGGATGTCAAAGCGGTGCTGGAGACTGACCAGGACTACTTCCCCACGATTCGTCCGGTAGGGGGGTTCCATGGCCAGAGCGCCTAAGCTGGGAAAATTCGACGTCGCTGAGGCGAAGATCGCTCGTGACTTTCTCGGTGAGCAACTCTCCAAGACCGCCAAGGCCAAGCTCGTCACCCACGAGAACGGAGTCTGGCTGGTCAACCCCGAGACCAAGGTCACCTACAACGTGATGATGGCGAACCCGCCACACCCACAGACGGGTCTGGTCCGGATGGTCTTCTCTCGGGCCGGCGAGCCGGTCTTCGGAGTCAAGGGGGCCACGTGGCTTGTGGTCTTCGAGCCCTTCAGTGGGACCGCATACCTCATTGCCTCCCGCGACCTGACCGAACGGGTAAACGACGTGATCCGGAATCCGGATTCGTCACATGGGATGCTCGGCCTGAAGCGGGATGACAAGTACCTCCTCATCAGCGTGCACATGGACTGGGCGACCAATAGCCGCTTGTGTCGTCATGTGATCAAGATCGGCGGTAAGGTTTACGCGGAATACCGCGACGCGAAGATGCGTGAGCCCGAGGGGTTCGTCCACCTGCACAACCACTCCACGTACTCGCTGCTGGATGGATGCTCGGAGATCTCCGCTATCGCCAAGCGTGCGTACCTCAATGGCCAGCCAGGCATCGCCCTCACCGACCACGGCAACGTCTTTGGTGCTTACAAGCACTGGGCGGCGTGCAAGGAGCGGGGCGTCAAGGCCATCATGGGATGCGAGATCTACCTTGTTGACGACGTCGGCCAGAAGTACGTCAACAACAACGGCAACACCGCGCGGTTCGAGCATCACCTCACCCTGATCGCCATGAACGCCGCGGGCTGGGAAAACCTCTGCAAGCTGCTAACGATCGGCGGCCGCGATCACTACCACTACGTCCCCCGAATCGACTTCAAGATGCTGGCCGCCCACGCGGAAGGCCTGATTTGCTGCACCGGCTGCTTCAAGGGGCCTGTTGCGCACTATTTGCAGGACAGACCGCTTCGCGAGGGCGAGACCAAACTGAACTGGTGGCAGGTCAAGAGCGTCGACATGGCCGTTGAGCGATTGAACTGGCTCAAGGGGATGTTCGGCGATCGCCTGTACGGCGAAGTGATGAACATCGACTACGCACCCTACGTTGCTTGCGTCCCACAGCTTCTGGACATCTTCTCCAGCCACAAGGTGCCCACAGTCCTCACCAACGACAACCACTACGAGATCGCCGAGGACGCCGAGGTCCAGTCGATCATGACCAAGGTGTCGAGCCAGAAGGTCGACGGCCTCGGCGAGAATGCCCAGAAACAGGGTGTGTATTTCATTCGCACCCTCGCCGACATGGTGGGCGGCGCTAGCTGGGTGAGCAAAGAGATGACCGATCGCACGGTCGAGATCCTCGATCGGTGCAGTCTCACGTTCGACCGGGACGGATATGTCTTCCCGCCTTTTGATGTGAACTCGGATCCCGACTGGAAGCGATTCGAGGCCGCCGGCAAGACGACGAAGACTACCACCTGTGACCTGGGACCACCCAAGGCCCCCATCACACACGAAACCCACGAAGCCCACCCCAACTCCATCGCCGCCCTCGAGTCCTCGAAGGACTCAATGAGCGAGCGAGCCGCGGCCGTCCTGGGGAATGTGAAGGCCGTGGGCGCGGGCACCGACAAAGAGATCGCGATCCGCATGGGATTTGATCACAAGAGCGCCGTGCAGCCACGCATCAGTGAGCTGGTGGACGCGGGCCTCCTCAAGGAAATCGGAAGTAAGCCGGACCCCGACACAAAAAAGAGTGTTCGGGTCGTGGCCGCAGCTTGACGTATCCCGGGGGCCGCTGGAGGGGGCGGCCCCCGGTTTTGAAGTTCCCCGAACTGGTGAAGACATGGGGAGGCGAAAACGGGAGATCGGCCCGATGGGCCGCAACGATCCGCGACACAAGACCGCGATCAAGTACCTGCGGCTTATTGCCAAAGTCGCGGGACAGGCCTCGCACGGGCAAGGCCAAGCCGAGGACCTGATGGGAGAAGGATACCTGGCCGTCCTTCGCCTGGTCGAAACATTCCGTGAGGGGGCCGGGTGCAAAACCCTTGGCACGTACATCCAGTCACGCTTACCGATGCGTCTTCGGTACGCCCTGCGTGAAGACATCTGCCAGCCAAAGTACGCATACGCAAGGTCCCAGCGAGAGCGGCGAGGTGTTGCAAAGATCCTCTCGGGCATTCGATCGAACGAGAAGCAACCAGACCTCGACGCGGCCCAGCGTGAGTGCTTCCGCAAGTTGCGGGCCATGGTTGGCGGCCTGCCTCCCAAGATGAAGGTCGTGGTGACCCAGCACTTCTTTGAGGGCAAGACGTGCCAAGAGATTGCGGATACCCAAGGCGTCACTCGGCAGGCCGTCAACATGCGAATCCAGACCGCGTTGGGCCTGCTTCGTGAGTTGATGAAGGAGCATAGATGACGTCTAAGGAAGTTCTGCAGGCGATCCGTGACAAGTACCGGAGCCCGTGGCTGGTGTTCCCTGAGCTTCGTTGCGGCACGGGCTACGGAAAGCGATCGGAGCAGCGGATCGACGCATGGGTTATGCATCCATACCCATCGAGCGGGTGCAAGCGGATCGCCTTCGAGATCAAGGTGGACCGCCAGGACTTCCTCAACGAGATCAAGAACCCGCTGAAGCGACGTGGGGCGGTTCTCTATTCAAACCAGTTCTACTTCATCACGCCGCCCGGCCTGGTGCTTCCGGGAGAGGTCCCGATCGAATGCGGCCTGATGGAGGTGATTAACGCGGGCAGGAAAAAACCTGAAGGCGGGGGTTGGTTTTCTGCCGGGATTGCCCGATCTCCCTTTTGGTTCAGGGAAGTCATAGACGCCCCGGTTCGCGAGAGCATTCTTCCAACGTGGAAGTTTGTTGCCTCCATCGGAAGGCGGATCCTCCGCGAAGAGCCCAAGATCGATACCCCCGAAGCCAATGTGGAGACCATGTGAGCGACGCTCCCAAGGAAAAGCCCAAGCCGCAGTGGTCGGAGACTGACGAGTTCCTGAAATTCAAGGTGCTCAATGGACTGAAGGACCGCGGCTACCCCACCACACAGAAGTACCTCGATCGCGTGGAGATGGAGTCGCAGGTCATTTGCGCAACTGGGTATGCGCCCTACTTCCTGATCGTCGCCGATCTGTGCCGATTCATGCGGGAAAAGAAGATTCGCTTCTTGGTCCGTGGGTCCGGCTGCGGATCGATCTACGTATGGTCGCTGGGTATTTCGCATGCATGGCTTGACCCAATTGAGCTGGAGCTTCCGTTCGAGCGGTTTTTGAACCCCGAGCGAATTTCCATGCCGGATTTGGATATTGACATCCAGGATGACCGCCGGCACGAGGTTGTTTCCTACACCGTCGAAAAGTACGGAGGCGATCGGGTTGCCCGCATCATCAGCTTCGGAACCCTCGGCGCACGCGCGGCGATCAAGGATCTGGCCCGAGCGCTGGACCTTCCCGATTACCAGATGGTGGCCGACAAGATCACCAAGGCAATCCCCGTCAACACGGATCTCGACGACGCCCTCAAGGCCAGCGAGTTGCTGCAGGAGATGGAGAAGTCCTATCCGCGGCTTTTCGAAATGGCACGCCGCGTCGAGGGCAAGACCCGGCACACGACTGTCCACGCGGCCGGCGTGGTTATCGCCCCCGACGAGATGACGAAGTTCATGCCGGTGTACTACACCGGAAACCCAGCGGATCGCGACCCGGCCGACTGGGAGCCGGTCACCAGCTGGGACATGTACGACGTTGAAGAGCGTGGCCTGCTGAAGATGGATTACTTGGGCTTGAAGACCCTGCGTGTGATTGATCAATCCGAGCGACTGATCAACTTCATCCGCACGAAGCAGGGGCTGCCTCCGGACTTCAGCATCGACACTGTCGATCGCCGCGACCACAAGGCGTGGGCGTTGCTTGCCGCGGGCCGGCTCGCTGGCGTCTTTCAGGTAGAACGGAAGTTTGTGCGGAACTTCGCCAAACGCATGAACCTTCTCAAGAACAAGGATCCCTGGCAGCTTGCCATTTTGATCGCCATCATCCGCCCGGGCATGATGGACACGGGCCAAACGGAGATCTACCTCCGGCGGGCCTCGGGCCAGGAAGAGCCAACACCCCTGCACCCCCTCCTGGAGGCGACCCTCCGCAAAACCTTCGGCATCATGGTGTTCCAAGAAGACACCATGTTCGTCGCCCGCGACCTGTCCAGATTCACGATGGCAAAGGCCGACGTGCTTCGCAAGGGCATCGGTAAGAAGAAGCCCGAGTTCGTGGCCAAGATGTATCCCCTGTTCGAGTCTGGGGCCATTGGTCAGTCCGTCTCCAAGGAAGATGTCAGCCGGATTTGGAGCCTGATCGAAGCCCACTCCCGCTACTCGTTCAACAATGCCCACGCGGCCGCCTACGGGCTCGTTGGCACCTACCAGACGGCCTACCTCAAGGCCAACCACCCCTTAGTCTACATGACGTGCCTGATCAACTCTGAAGCGGGCGTAGGCACGAAGGAACAGGGGTACAACTGCAAGGTCGCCGAATACGTCGAAGAGGCACGGACCATGGGCATTGGCGTGCTGCCTCCCTGCATCCGGGCGTCGGCGGCCATGTGCCGCGTCGACCTTGGAAAAAACGCCATTCGGTTTGGTCTCTCGCTGATCAAGGGAGTTGGCGAAAAGGCGGCCGCATGGATCGTCACGAAGTCACGGGACGCCAAGAGCTTCAAGGAATTCCTCCTCACCTGCTTTGAGGAGCTGGAAGTCGAGGTCAAGCCCAAGGTCTCCAAGGCCACCATGAAAGAGATTGTCGCAGAGGTCACACAGCCATCGCAGCTGGCCGCCCCCGGCACGGAAGTGGCGGAGATGCAGGAAATGCTGCTCGACGCGCAGGTGGAAGCCCGGATGGAGGTCAAGAAGGCTTGGAAGAGCTACAGCCGCGTGGGCAAGGGGGAAATCGAATCCCTGATTCATGCCGGCGCTTTCGACGGGTTCGACAGCGATCGCGAAAAGCTGCTGGCGATGCTGGAGGACCTGCTGTCTCTCGCCGGCAAGTTCCACGAGCAGTCGTGCAAGCAGCGGAATGGTAGCACACGGCTCAAGCTCACCCCCGAGATGATCAAAGGGCAACTGGACGCCGCGGACCTCGATGAGGCGGCCATCAACCGGGACGGCCTGGAGAAGCGGCTGGAGATGGAGCGTGCCTACACCGGGTGCTACCTCTCTGAAAGCCCCTTCCAGCCCTATCGAAAGACGATTGACGAGTACGAGACCACGACGATCGAAGAAGTTCTTGCCGGGCAGTTTCACAAGGGAGCGGTGCTCGCCGGCATCCTTCGCGACTTCCGGATCTTCACGATCAAAAACGGAAAGAACAAAGGCCGCGAGATGGGGTACTTCACCTTCTCCGGCGTCGGCGGCGACCTCGATGTCACCTGCTTCGCCGACATGTGGGACCGCCTCAAGCCCCGGCCTGTTGCCGAGGGGCAGAAGCCCCAGCCGACGATGGTCGAACGCGGCAAGGTCTTCCTCGTTCAAATCAACCCCGATCGCAACGGCGGCACGCCTGTGATGGCCGAACTGACGCGGCTGTCGAACACGGCGTACGCCGAAGGATCCTAGTTCTAGCGGAGTAACACCCATGCCCGAGTATGAGTTTTCCGGATGCGACAACGCCCAATGTCCCGACAAAAAGCGGGGCCGGAAGTTCGTCGACGTCACCAACTACTACGTGATCCGCTACCCGATGGGGAAAGCGCCTAGCCCTGGCACACGCATCCCCTGCCCCACCTGCGGTGAGGGAACCATCCTTCGGATCTTCTCGCTGCCGCAGCTCAATGTGAGGCAGCAGCTCCCGGAGTTTCAGAATGGCCAATCGTACATGGCCAAACTCGCCGGCCAGGACACCAAGGTGACATTTGTAGATCACCCCCACACGAGCCCCGAGTACCAGAGGAACTTGGCGAACAAGGCACGGCAGGCTGGCGTGAGCAGCTTCTCGGCCAGCCGCAACATGCGGTATTCGGAGAAGCATGGGCAGATGGTCGTCGACGTCGTGAGCAACGTTCCGGATCCGCTCGGGCGCGCCCAGAGATCGGACGAGGCCAAGCGGGCGGCGGATACGGGGGTCGAGAGGGTGGATGTGCGCCAACCTGTGAAAGTTCGCAAATCAAAACCCAGTTCTTGCCCGATCTCCAAAGGGAACCCAGGAAAGTACCGGATCCCGCTGAGGAAGACATGAAGCCCTGCAAGGACTGCCATCCCGCCCACAACCCGAGCCTGCAGCCCCCGCCGGTGGTGACCGTGCCGGGGGCTGCCGCCGTTGCGGAGACGCGTGCGGACGAGACCGCGCAGAAGGCATCGCTCCCCAACACAGCCCCTCCGATTCTTGTCGAGCTCCTGCACATGGTAAAGGCCGCCCAGACGGAGCTGGCCGTGATCACGATCCTGCTCAAGAAACGCCACATCGTCACCGACGAAGAGCTCAACGACCTCCGCATGAGAATCAGTCAGGCCAGCGAGAAGCAGCTTGCCGGGGCGGTCCAGCACCTGGGTCGCCAGTTCGCCCAGAGGCCTGTCGCCGGCCACGCCGAACCAATCAACGATCCACGCCGGGGGCCGTCACGATGAACGGAAAGTGTTTGAATTGTGGCGAAGCCTTTGATGCTCGGTCCGCGACGGTGAAGCGCTCGGAGAAGTTCACCCACCCACACCCCTTCACCACGCTTGTCACCTTTACCTCTGCGGCATGCGCCGGGTGCGGCAAGACACACGCCGTGGCAAGCAACATGCAACGCCCCACGCGGCCTCACGCGTGGCTGACCGACGACGAAATCATCCCCCTCAACAAGATGGCCTCGTTTGGGAAGGCCGACATCGCCCGTATCGACGGATCGCTCCCGGTGGACATTTACTGGTCCTGGGTACCCATCACCGACAGCCAGGGCGTCTCCACGCGGCTGGCCGAGAAGATCGCCTCCGATACGGCGATCTACAACCCCGGGCGTCATTCGCTCCTGGTGATGCCGGCCGAGGAGATCATTCCCGAGGTGGCGGCAATCGCCAAGCTGTTCACCGCAGCCGTCGCCATTGCGGGCATCACCGACGACACCTTCGGCCCTTATGCCAGCCTCCGCGCCGAGCGATCGCTCTCGCGCACATTCGCTGCAAACCTCTCCACTGTGAAGCATTACTGGCCGGCCCTGACTTTCAACAAAAACTGGTATCGCCCACTGAGCAATGAGAGTGAATTGATCAAGGCCTATGCCCGGCATCACCGCCGGAAGGCCACCGGCAGCGTCGAGGATGGCAGCGATGAGTGAAGTTTACGCTATGAATCGTGGCTGCTCGATCGAGCCGATACCTGCAGACGTGCAGGCCATCCTAAGCCGCGTGTTCGACGACAAGGACATCTGCTCGGACGCCCCGCGTCATGGATCGAACTTTCGTCCCACCTACGTGCGGTGGGAGAAGGTCCTTTCCCGGCTGAACGAAGCCACCGGCGGAAACTGGGACTGGGTCATCGACGACGTCGACATCAGCCGCGACACCGGAACCGCCATCGTTCGTGGGCATGTCACCATTCATCTGCCTGGAGGGAAAAGGGTTACCCGGGGCGGCGTTGGCGCAGTGGTTCTGGAGATCAATCCGAACGGGTACTTCATCTCCGTCGCCGATGATGTCAAGGCTGCCGAGACTGACGCGTTCAAGCGGGCATGCGTGAAGCTCGGCATCGCCCTCCACCTCTACGAGAAAGACCGGGAAGTCCAGCAGATCCACGACCAGGCACGGGAGATGTCCGGGCAGCAGCCCGCGCAGCCTTTCCAGATCGCCCGAGTCCGCAACATGCTCGCACAGAACAACCTCAACGAAGCGGATCTCTGCCGCAGCCTCAACATCCGCCAACTGGAAGATATGACCGCGTCGCAGGTGGCCAATGCCCTTTCCTCGGGGCCGTCGACCTACCTCAATACATCGCACGCGTAACGACCCTGGGAGGCCCTGGAGGGGGTAGGGGGCCCTATGGGAGGGGATCTGGTGTGGGGGCCCGGCGAATCAACCGCCGGGCTCCCATTATTTTTGCTGATTTTCTTTGGAGAGTGAATCATGTACCTCGGTGTCAATCTCGAAGGCATCAACGACTACGCCCGTAACTTCATGTTCGCGGACCTGATGAAGCAGTCCCGCGCCTGGGGCAGCTTGGACAAGCCCTACGACGCTGCATCACCCGTTGATGCCTCCGGGTGGCCCACCAAGGATGCCGGAACATACCTGGTGACGGCTGCGACGGCGGGCACCGCCGCAGGCAAGTACCAGCTCGGCGGCCGCTACCGGGTCACCTGGGACGGAGACGGCAAGCTCGAGGGGTTCTCGATGGACGCCACCATCGAAAACTATGCGCACGACGACAAGGCCAACACTTCGTCTGCTGACCTCGTCGTGCATGACAACAACGACCAGATCGCCATCCGCTTCCGCGGCACTAAAGCCGGCGTTCGCAATGTGAAGGTGTGGCAGCCAGGCTACGAGGACGGGAAGCGGACCTTCACCGACAACTTCCTGAAGCTCATCGCCCCCTTCTCGACGCTTCGATTCATGGATGCCATGGGCACCAACGGCAGCCCGGTGAAGAATTGGTCGGATCGCACGCTTCAGACCTCGGCATCCCAGGCGGGGCCGGCGGGCATCGCGTACGAGTATATCGTCGAGTTGGCGAACCTGACCAAGAAGGACATCTGGGTCAACATCCCGCACCAATTCACAAGCGACTATGCGAAGCAGTTCGCCCAGTTGCTTTTCAAGGGGCTCGACAAGGACATCAACGTCTACGTCGAGCACTCCAATGAAACGTGGAACTGGGGATTTCCGCAGGCCGGCTGGAATCGCGACCAGGCTTCCGCGGAGCAGGCAGCGGGCACGTTCAACTACAACTACGACAAATGCGATAACGTCTATTACTGGGCGTGGCGTCGCAACGCTGAAATGGCGATCCAGATCCAGAAGATCTTCTCCGATGTCTTCGGCACCACCAGCCGCGTTCGCGTCGTGCTGTGCGCCCAGATCGGGTGGGGCGAGGGTTCTTACCAACTCCAGCAGTACAGTGACGCCCTTGCTTATGTGAAGGCCGTCCACGGAGACCCGAAGAACTACTTCTATGGCATCGGCTCGGGATCCTACACGGGCCTGAGCGACGCGGATAAGGCACGCACTGACCTGACGGCCGACAGCGTGCTGCAGGCCATCATCTCGAACGTTGCGTGGTTCCGCCCCAAGCAGGACCTCATGACCAAGCTCGCCAAGTCCTACGGTATCCGCAACGTCGCTTATGAAGGCGGCCTGGACTTGACCGCCCCTGACGATCTCATGAACCGGATCCGGAATGGAACCGCCACCGACGCCGATCGCGCCACGCTTGCGGCCCTACAGGATGTTCACTACCTCCCCGGGATGCAGGATTTTCTCCTGTCGCTTTTCAAGGACTGGTTCGCGGCGGACGGCGATGTCTTCTGCTGGTTCAATGCGTCGGGGCAGTTTGCCCAATACAGCTGGGGCGTCGTGGAAAATCCCATGAATCTTGCTACCCCCAAGTATGCCGCCCTCGCCCAGGTCGCCGCCAACGATGCGAGTTGGAAGCCGGCGAAGATCCCGCCCACCGTTCCCACTGGCCCGATCACCCCCACAACGCCTGCGGACCCTGCCCCCAAGGCTCCGGACGCCTATGCCGTCGTGAAGGTCACCGTCCCGGTTGCGCCATGCACGGTGAACGCGGAAGACGCGGCATGCTTTTCGGGAATGAAGATCGAGAGCAACACCCCGGACGGGTCGAAGAACCTGGGATACATCACCCCCATGGGCGTGGCAGGATTTCTTGTGGCGACGGAGAAGGTCGGACGCTACGGGATCATGATCAATCTCTCGGGTATGGCTGACAGTATGCAGCTGGTCGTGTCCTCCGGCTTGTCGCTGGTCCGGGCCACCCTCAAGAGCACCGGTTCGTGGCAGAACTACGTCGACGTCCTCGTGGGCGAGATGGAATTGCCGGCCGGGGTGTCGATGCTGCAGGTGATTTCGCTCACCGGCGGAATCAACATCCGAAGTGTGACGCTGAAAGGCGTATAACCTAAATGGTGACGGCCCGGGGCACATCGCCCCGGGCCTCTTACTTAATGGGGGGAACTATGTCGACCTTGATGCAGGCACGATACATCTACGGGCTGGGCGAGGGGCGCACGGGCCGTGGAAATGGACTCGCCGACAGTGCGGACTGGACACGCCAGACGTTCCCGGATGTCGACGTCGTGATCAATGAGTATGGCGACGATGTTGCCCGGGAACTCCGCGAGAGTGCCCAGCGGGGCATCCGGCTGTTCTTCCTGGCGGGCCACAGCTTCGGTGGCGCTGCGATCATTCGGGCGGCCAAGGAGCTTGAGCAGGAACTGTCAATCCAGGTTGCGGTGCTGGTGGATCCGGTCACCAATTTGCTCTGGGGGCAAACCAAGGCTTCTGCATGGCATGTCCAGGACAACATCCTTGATGCGATGTGCTTTTACCAGCGGCAAAGCGTGTTTCCTGTTTGCTCGAGCATGATCAGGAATCTGGGGCCGGGGCGGACCAACACCCTGGTGGATGGCCTTTCCCGGTACGAGCACTGCACGATCTGCAAGGATGAAAGGGTGCACCTGCACATTAGTTCGCAGATCACGAAGATGCATCAGCGTGCGATTGACGGGTGAGCGACGGGAAAGGCGTACCGGGGCCGGCGGCGTTGGGATGAAACTGTTCAGGGAGTAGGAAGCTCACCTGCAGTCGCGTCTGACGCATCCTGCCAGTAAGGTCGGTGTGCCTTGCCACGGTACGCCTTTAATGCCGATCAATGACAGTCAGGTCTCCAGAAGCTTTCCTAACACAGGTGTCCAAACGTCGGACCCCACGACGTATTGCATCGACAATGCAACGCTAAGTCAACGCCCCACCCGTCACCATGAGCACATAACTTAGTTCAGTTACATACTTTATCGAAGACGTAGATATTTCCTTGCAATCTCATGGCAACCCACACTACACTCCCCCGTAAGCGACAATGGCTTATTTTGTGATCTGCAATGCAATTTTGGGAGAAGTGGCATGGGTGTCGGGCACAAAATCACCTCCCTGACAGTTTTGACGTGTATCCTTGTTGGCCTCGTACGCGCATTTGCGGCAGCCCCCGGCACTCCTGCTCCTACCAGCACACGTCCTGCATTTGGTCCAACGCCTGCGCCACCTATTGAGCAGAACCGGTTGAATCAAACCCAGCCGGCGGAAAATGTCACCGTCGTGAGCGGCTTAGCGGGGTCAAAAGCGTTCGTGGTTTCCAAGATAGACGCCGCGCACTTTTCAGTGAACTTGTCCAAGTCGCCGTCTCCTTGGTTTTGCCTCCAAGTCCATGGTCCAGTGGGAACACTTGTCCGGATCGATTTTCTCGGCGTCACCGCGCGATATTGGGCCACCTTGAACCCCGTTGCCTGCGACACCACCAACGTCGAAGATCCAAAGAACTACGACTCCAAAGACGCAGTACACGGTGGAGGCTCTACAGACGGTTACACCAAGGCCGCTAATGGAGCTGCAGTGCCAGATGATTCCAATCAGAAGTGGAAGTTCATTCGCGATACTTGGCACGACGGCAAGTCAACGTTTTCAGTAGTTGTAAAACTCGACTCTGCAGATATGTGTGTTGCGATGCGGTATCCGTTTACATTTAAAATGCTACAAGACCTTCAGCAGAAGATGCTCGCGGCGAAGGATGGAGTTCTTCTAAATGCTGGAAAAACGACTAACGGATTATCGTTAGACATTATCAAGCTCGTATCAACGGATAAGGCTCCCCTGACAAAGCCGACTATACTATTTTATGGCCGCGAGCACGCAGACGAGCCAGATTCGAGTTGGGCTTGTGTTGGTGCTTACATGTTTCTCACCTCCGCAGATCCCAAAGCCATTGCGATACGCAAGGAATTTAATTTTTTATTCATTCCAATACTGGATCCTGACGGCTCTGAGAATGGTACACATGATGGGATCGGAAATTTCTTCAGTCCAATCAAAACTGTACCGGAAACTCAACAGTACGCTGCATTCTTTCATAACTATGTTAAAGACGGAAATCGCTTGGATTATGTCTTCAATCTCCACAATGTGCAATCAAGCGAGACACCCGCTATTTCGCCCTATCTCTTTGAGCCGAAGGAAGGAAGATACGAAGATTACAACGCTTTCAATTCGATGCTGAAAGCTTCGGCGGATGGAGAATCGACGCCTTTTCGGTTTCCAACCAGGCGGGCACCCAACCGAACTGGCTATATGCCAACAAGGCTGGGCGGTTACTTGAATCAAATGTATGGCTCCTATCATTTCTTTTATGAGCTTAACGCTCAGGCACCGACGAAACACCTACTCTTATTTCGGCTCCAACAGATTGGAAAGGAGTTCGTTACGACCTTTGCTGAATACTATAATACCGCTGGACCTCTCCAACTTCCGAATATCGACGCCCGGCTTGCACAACAGAAATCGTTTTGGACTAAATATGGGAGCGACCATGCGACGGACAATATGATTTTCTTTGAATCGTCCTGCATACTAGATGCGTCTCTTGCAGGTGAATCGGTATCTATCAAACAAGGTGCCGAACAAATTCCGTGATACGTTTGAAACTTATTGGAGGCTTCAATGAAGTTGGTACCAAAGTTACTTTCCTTCGGTGCAATGGGCTTGCTTTGTGGGGCCGCCATGCTATCGGCCGCGGGACGACCCCAGGCAGACTCAATGGTGCTTTCGCCGGCTGAGCTTCGCGCGGTGACTGGAACGGGAGGTTGTGACGGCTACTTTACCAAAATGTCCGGTGTACAGTGCGGAGATCATGAGGTCCAACCTTGCTACGATGCATGGGGTGGCGATTGCAAAAGTCATCCTTGTGCATCGTATTGTACACTCTTGCCACCCGATCGTATGGATGTGTCTCGCGACACGCCTAATGCAATCTTGTTTCGTGGAGTAATTGGCACACCCCCGTGTGGCCTAATGGGAAGCCAATATATTATGCGTGTCTGTACAGAAGGGCTAATTTACGGATGTAATTGTGATGGTCAGCCAGCGGGTAATCCACATCCATGTATGACTATTACGGGATGGGAAAGCGTGGGTTGTTAATTATTCGATCGGAAGATCTATGTCTAGTGCTCCTAAGTCTATTTGCCGCCGCAGCATTACTGCTGCGGCGGCGCTGGCGTGTGTGGTTGGCATGTGTATTTTCAACCAAAGAGCGCACGGGGAGGATTTAGTTCCCATCCGAGGAGTTAGTGAGGACGACCAGCCACGAGCGACTGACCAAGCCGCTCGCCTGACCAAGGATGAATTGCTAGTTGCTGTTCGCGGCTTGCGATCCCAAATTGAAGATTTTAGTGTTCAGTACACAGACAAGTCCCTTTTGGGAAGTCCCGGGGAAATTAAGGACCTTGATCATCGCTTAATCACAAAAGGTAATGTACTGTTCTATACGGAAACAAGCTACGTAGTAGGTACAGCAAAAAATCCTAAGCCCATCCGGTCAGTCGTTTCGTTTAACGGTCAGCAAGTAACTCGATTTCTGATGAACCGATCTGTGGCGCAGATTGATGAGTCTCGGGATGCGAATAATACTCTGAAGGACTTATTTATCCTTGAAGGCAATCTAATTGCGCCGCCTTCACCTAAAGGCAGCGGATACGATGACCTTAATCTCGAATCTGCCTTAGCATCTCCTTCGGCAACTGTTCATAGTAAAATGGAATCGATTGGAACATTTGAGTGTTATGTTGTTGATGTGGCGAGTAAACGATCTGACCAACTAGAGATGCGTACGTTTCTTGCCGAGAACTATGGTTTCGTTCCAGTTCGCACAATATACTTTTCTCACAATGTAGACCATACAAAGATGATTGAAGTTAATGCCTTGCAGATTACGTCAGTTCAAGGCAAATTCTGGTTTGCAACCCATCTGATGCGTCACTATTTTCCTTCGAATAATGGACTGCCTGAGGGGCGGGTTGAGGTGTCTACGAAAATAAAAGACGGGAAGTGTGCCATTGGAGTGAATACTGGTGTTTCGGATGAGTTTTTCGATGCATGGAAGCGGTTACCTCCGGGGACCGTACTGAACGATTCTTCCAAAGGAACGATGACAACTGTTCAGGGCACAGACCTTAAAAAAGTTGGTGAAAACATAAAAGCATCAACCGACAGCCTTCCGCTAAGTATCCCAGAGCGTGTGGGGGCGACCGAGTCAACCGTGCCCTCGGTTGCACGCCCTCTAGCGAGCCAAGCGACCAGCAGCTTCGGGTGGCTTTCCTCTACTTTGGTTGTTGGGGCAGGCCTTGGGATAATAGGGATCTTAATTCTCTATATGCGAAAAACTGCAAATGATCAAAGTCCGACGAGGGGGAGCCAGTGAGGCAATCCAAATCGCCGAGTTATGTTATGGCGTCTATAGCCCAAATGCTGTTCTTGGTGCTTATTAGTTTTGGCACTTGTGGTATGGGGCCAGCAAGCCAAGATGCGAAGAATTTGCAAGGTGCCGATCAGCGAACCTTCTGTGGTCCGATGGCGGCCGCCGGCGTGATGGGGATTCTGAATAAATCTTTTGATAATGAGGAGTTGCTGGCTCTCGTTTCCCCCGATGGCGCTACGAGCTTTCAGTCACTCTCTGAGTTCTTTGACCGTCACGGGTTGCACACATTAGGCGTCCGGCTTTCGCCGGCGCAACTGTGGAGCACTCATAACGTCGCGATCGTCCAAGTAATTAGTCCTACACAAGAAAATGCATATCACCTATGTGTGTACTGTGGGCCAGCACCCGCCGACGTTGGTAAATCTATTTATATTTTCGATCCTTATGGTATAAATGGGCTCAGAGGAGAGATGCCGTTGGAGGAGTTTTCGGAGTTATATACAGGTAAAGCATTGCTTGTGTCCACCTACCCAATCCGAGAACCGGTCGCGACCGATAATCCGCATACGTCGTTGTGGGACATCAGGAGAGTTATGATGATCTCAGGAGTGGGAGTTTTGGTAATTTTGGCCACACTTTTTTGGAAGGTTTTATTTAGACGTCGTGCTAACGCCTTTGTCTATTGCATTATCGCGGTTGGTGGCCTAGCGTGCCAGTCCTCATGGGCTGAATCGCCGCCACAGACTCAAGCCAGCACTCGGGCCGCGGCATTAGCAACATCTCCTTTTGTCGAGGGCTCTACCGAACGGGTCATGCCGGATATATCTTTGGGCGATTCCCTGTCCGTCGACTACAAAGTCAAGAATCCAACGACGAAAGCGATAACAATTGATTTTGTCTCGATTACGTGTAACTGCATTGCCGTTACCTCGAAGCTTCCAATGTCGTTGCCGCCAGGGGCGGAGTCGGTCTTAAACGTCAAATTTCAGCCCCGCAGCGGTGGTCCTGTCAAACAGGGGGTTTTGCTTAGTGTATCCCCGGGTATCAGGCTCCCTCTCTATGTTTCAACGGTAGTCAAGGGAGACACTAAATTCGAGCCTCGCACGTTAGACTTTGGTCGGGTGTTCAACGACGGGATAGCGGAAAGTCGCGTGCTACGTATTACCCATGTTGGTGCAATAGACGAAGGCTTCTCGGTTAAGCGTGTTACCCCAAGCGTTCCCTGGCTGAAAGTGGGGGAAATGAAAGCTGGGGCATTAACCAAGGTTGATGCGGAGGTCGCTCAGCTGGATACTGATGTGAGTATAGAGCTTCTCCCTTCGAAGATCACTAACCTGAAAGATTCTGACGTTTTTTTGGAGATACTAGCCTCGAGGACGCGTGATTCTAAAGACTTGAAGTTTTTCATGCCTGTGTCGTTGACTGTACAGCCGCGTTTAGTTAGTTCTCCCTCCGGTGCTCTGATCAGTCAAGATCCGCTGCCGAGTGAGCTTGAATGGACATTCACGTTGCGGGATCAGGAAGTCGCTGGTTCCCTTCCGGAGATCTCTTCGATCACCGGCGATGGCTGCTTGAGCGTAACGGGCTTTTCTACAAACAAATTGAAGGATCGCGTCCAAGTTACCGTTAAGTTGAAGGCATCGGTCGATGGTGAACGCGGCACCGGGGAAATACGTGTAATATCCCCCTCTTCGCGTGATGCGTTGCTAATACCGATGCGGTTTTTGAAGGCTAGTAAATGAAGGCATCTCTGCTCATTGTTTCAAGCCTAGCTATCTTGCTGATCGGTTTTATCTCCTGGTGTTTCTATTCCAGTGGTACCAAGCCCGTACATCGGCGATCACTGGAAGTTTCTAATGCGCTGAAAGCCCAGATCAACTTGGAAGTTCAGCGTTACAGTGATTTCGAGCTGAATGATTCAATGCCACCGTGGACTTTGATACACGGCATGATTGGGAGAAGTCACGATTTCCGCATCCGCACAAGTTCCGGCCCAAAGTTGTGCTCAGATGTGCTTTTGGACGAGCTCACCGCACATCCAAAGTACAAGCGGTCTAGACTGGTAACCCATCCTACTTACGGCTATGTCTTTTCGCACGGGCGTGATGGCACCCCTATGGAATTCGAAGATCATCAGTCGGACTTTGTAAGTGCGTTCTTGTCATGCGGTGTGGATCTCAATCGGCGCATTGTAATTGATGATCATGCACCCAATATACGCTTATCTGACATTTGGGACACGGAGTTGCTTGGTACGAGCGGTTTTACGGATGTGAGTTGGACCGTTTGGGCGCTATTGATGAGTTCTCCAGACCGTACTTGGACGAATCGGTTTGGTGAGCGGTATTCATTAGACACACTGGTACGGCAGCACTTAGCCAATGAGGAACAAGGGGTGGCGTGCTTCGGAACCCATTGGCGAATGGGCCTTGCGCAGGTTGTCCTTTTGGGCCGGCAACATTTATCCCCTGAGACTTACCGCCTCGCTGAGAACAGGCTAGCGGAACTCGTCGCCGTAGAGAGAAACGTTACAGCTAGTGGAATGTTTGGGGGAGCGGATTCTCGGTTGCCACCAAGTGAGGGCAATCAAGATGCAGCCTTGCTGTTGTACCAAGGACATACCCTAGAATGGCTTATGGTGGCGTTTCAGTGCTGCTCTGAAATTTCGGCTTTCGATGATGCCCAACAGTGGGTTAATAGTGGCGCTACCGCGTTACAACACCTCTTAGGGTCTAGAAATTGCAGTGATATGAATTACGGATCATACTCACATGCAATCAACGGACTTCGCGCTTTTTTGCACAATAGCGATGGCGTAGAGTAGATTCGAGTTCTTGGAACGCTTATTCGATGACGGCGGAAGAAGAGTCGACCGGCCGGGGGATCTTCATCCTGAAAACCGATACCAATCGCATGGTCCACAACCCTTCGCACGTAGAGCGTCCTTCTAACTAGACACGTCCATAAAACCCGAGCAGGTACCCAATAGGTCGCTGGTTTTTCGACTTAATCTTCTTCGTCGTCGAAGAAGACATCATCGTCATCGTCATCGAACTCGTCCTCGTCCTCAAAGTCATCATCGTCGTCGTCGAGGAAGTCCTCGTCGTCGTCCAGAAGGTCGTCCTCGTCGTCATCAAGGAAATCGTCGTCGTCGAAATCCTCTTCTTCGTCTTCAAACGTGTTGGCTGTGGGGGTGGTGACCAGGACGCCGCGGGGATCGAACTCGGACGCCACGATGGACAACGTCATGCTTTGCTCCTTCTAGGAATCGCTCACTAGATCGGGCAAAAATGAACCGAGTTCGCCGACCACGTTAAAAATTGTGGTCAGCGAACTCGGCTGTTGACGTGGGCAGTTGGTTGGGTCTTAGGGCTCTTCGCTCCTGCGGATCTCTTCCAGCGTTTCAGGATCGACGGGCGTCAAGCAGTGGACCGCCATGAACCGCTCGGCGGCCGCCTTGGCACGCAGGAAGGCCTTCTCAGGGTCGGGCTCGTCTTCGACTTTGACCACGACGGGTGGGCCACCCTCCTCGCCGCGCCGGGTATGCACGACGGGATTGCCGAAGTAGACCGGCTCGTCGTCGACGAATTCGATCTTCACCAGCGGCCGCCGGCCGAGCTCATCTCGGTATTCAAACTCGGGATCACCCGGATCGATCCGGAAGATGCCAACGGGATTGATGCTGTGTTCATTCATCAAATGACTCCTGTGCGTATTATACACCCAGCACAAGTTGCATGTGCTGGGCGAGATGTTTGATTTTTGCCTGCTTGCCGGGGTTGTCGCCGGCGGCCTCGGCAAGCTGCTTTACCGCCTCAATGATGCCCTTGGCATTGACCTTGCCACGAGGCGAGGTGATGTCCCCACCGCATGCCAGATCTTCCAGGGTGGCCGATGCCATCAGCCGGTGAGAGAGATCCTCTGCTGCTGCCCGGGTAATCTGCTCCCAGGCGGCCTGACTGTAATGCTCGCTGATCGCCTCTGACAAAATGACGTTAAGGGATTCGACGAGCTCTCGGCAGGCCAATGCAACGATCTTCTCTCGGCGGTCATGCATCCTTCAACTCCTTTGGCGGGGGACCCTGGAAGAACAGATCTTGGTCCTGCAATGCAAGTATCGTCGAACGCGCACCTAGTTCCGTCAGGGCGTCGTGATACTTTGAGGAAAGATGATCCATTTCGTAGTGGTGGCCAAACTCGTGGATCGCCAGGTCAATGACGCGGGGGAGGTTTCCGGGGAAGGCTTCAAACCACTTGTGGCCAAGCCTTCCCAGGTTCAAGGTCAGGACGCTGTGTCCGTAGTTGGCCAGCCAGAACACCGTGGGCTCGTTTGCGATCTTGACGTCGATCGGGCCAATGCCCAGTCCAAGGGCGTACTTCTTCAGCCACTCGACCATCCATCGCATTCCCGGGGTCCAGTCCGACGGCGGCACCAGTTTCTCGGGCCGGCCGTGGAGGCTGTAGGGGCTCGGGGTGGGCGAGATTTCGCCGGCAGGCTTGCTCAGGCCGAACGCTCGGACATTCTCCCACTGGGACGCGTTGAGGCTCCCTCCCATGATGGGCGTGAAGCCCTCCGACACCAGCCGATTGTTTGCCTCGTGGTCGGAGGGATCGAAAGTGAACCGCTTGTCGCCAAAGCGGTGCGTGAGCATCTGGTTGACGACGCTGGGGGCAATGCGGGGGTCGCTCGTGGCTTCCTGCACTTCGGTGGACGCTGCCCGCTCCTTGTCCATGAGGTGGGCCGTGTGATTGAGCACCTCGACCCGCAGCGCCCGAAGGTATGCCGGCCCCACGTTGTCGCGGTCCATGTTCAGAGGGACTTTCTGCTGGATGTTCACATGGAAGGTGTCCCCGGTCTCCACCACGGGAATGCCCATTTCGAAGATCATTGCCTTCTCGCCTGCGGCGGGTTGATAGACTTCGACGATCGTCTTGCGTGTAACGCGACGAAGGACCCCCTCAGGGTCTGCCAGCACTGTGGGGAGGACCGCCTCGAAGGCTGTGACCGGCGGCGGGGCTGTAAGAAGCCTGCCGTTGAAGGTGGTGTCTATGGGGGGAGGGGGTAGGAAGCGGGCCACCTCGGATTCGATTTCGACCAACTCGTCCCGCGTCATGGGGATTTCGGCGATGAAGCTGGTCCCCCGGGGCTGACAATCGCAAGAGGTACGGCGGGTCCCGTCACGAAAGAATGTGACGGTGCCAGTGGTGGAGGTGATCTTGGCGAAGTTGCACAGGGCAAGGACCACCTTTTCGCCCATGTTGAAGCGCCCTCGCTTGTTGGCCTGGCACTTCTTGTTGCTCTCGGCGAACATCGTCCAGGCGTGACTGAGGTTCTTGAACCCTTCGGGGGAGTCGTCGGCAACCGTCAGCGTTGCCACAGGGCGACCAGGGACAGGCTCGAGAGTGACGTCGACCTTGGTCACTCCATCTTCGTCCCAGCAGTTCTGCAGCAGTTCTTGAAGGATGAAGACCTTGCCGCGGTCAGCCACGAGCTTTGCGAGGCCGGCCTTGTCGATTTCGAACCAGGAATTGCTCATATATTGTCCTATAGCGGTATCTACTAAAACAGATGAAACGGACACGTGGTGCGGCATGCCCTTTGCGTCTCACTCAAGTGATCGCTTATTGAAAGGAGCTTTTCATGGCAACCGAAATCCGAAACAAAGAAACCCTGCTGGGCACCGAAACGAACACCGATGGCACGCCGGTAAAGGAGATCGTGAGCGAAGAAGGAGACGTTGTTGCGGAAATCACGAACAAGGAAACGCTTTTGGGCACGGAAACGAATGATGATGGAACGCCTCAACAGGAAATTAAGCCGGTTTGAGGACAGTCAGACCAATTCAGCAAGTTCCGCGTGGATCTCGTCCTCAGTCTCGGACGGGGCCTCGCGGAGGCTTTCCTTGTACGCGACGCCTTCACTACCATCGTCGTTGATCAGGACCCGCGGCACCTTGTGGCCAGTGGATTCCAGGATCTCCCGCAGGGTGGGACCGACGTGGGGAGGATTGAAGGTTGTCCCGTTGCGGGCTTTCTGACACTTGGGGTTGAGCACGATTTTCTCGGCGATCTCCTCCAACGGGGTGAACTCCAGGCCTTTCTGAAGGATGTACTCCGTGATTGAGCCCGGACGTCCGTCGGCTTTTCGCGGCCGTCGCCACAGGCCGCGGACCTTGGTGTTGTAGGGTTCGGCCGTCAACTCGATCAGGATGGTCCGCGCCCGGTCCTCTGGCGTCGCCTCGTCCACCTCATGGGTCTTCTGGAACGGGCAGAAGTAGCACGCGGATTTGGGCGGGATGGGGAGGCCGGCATCGTCGATGATCTGCATGCATTTCTGCAGGTTGTACCCCCACTCCATCAGCGGCATCTGGTACTCGAATCGCTTGGCCTCCAGGGGGTTGGCCTTGCCGGAGTGGGCGCGGGCATCGGCACGCCTCAGGCGGTGTGTCTCGCCTGCCTCGAAGCCGATCATCTTTATGACCTTCTGTCCCCGTGCCCATGCCTCCAGCGCCGGCGTCCAGCTTCGGGCCCATTTGTTCTGCGGCTCGATCTTGAATTTCATGGCGCACGTATGCTGGTTGAGGGCCGCGCCCGGGAGCGTGGCATTGAGCACCATGTTGCCCTCGAGGGTGTGATAGGGCGCTCGTTTGGGCGTGTACTTTACAACGGTAATGGTGGGGAAGCCCACCGACGCGAGCCAAGCGTTGAACACGGGAATGAACTTGTAGGTCATCTCTTTTTCAGAGCCGACGTTCGCGAACACGATCGCGTCCGGGCGGATGCCGCGCCGGTGCAGTTCGATGATCAGGGCGGTTGAATCCCGGCCGACTCCGTAGGAGACGACCAAGGGCTGTTTCAAGTTCGTCATGCTGCGTCCTTTTGTTTGGGGTAGGGGAGGGGCCGGGGGAGATGGCGGCGAAGCCGCCTGTCGATGGCCCACGCGTATTTGTGATTGCCGCCATGGGCGAAGGGCCGGGTAAGCCGGGGGATCCAGTGATCGGACCACGCCCGCAGGTCTTCGCCCGGCCGGTCAGCGCCCAGTTCCACCAGCGATTCGGCTGCGTATTCCCACCCTCGCTCCTTGGCTCGAATCTTCTGGATCGAGCGAGGCGACAGGACACGGCCGTCCGGGAGCAACCGGTGCACTCGCCGCTTTCCGCGGCCGAGGTAGGTGGCGTTGTGTGCCTGGTAGATCGTGCCGATGTGGCCGGCGAAGATGGTTGTGCCGTCGGCGGTTGTGCGGGGGACGGGATCCGAAAAGCTCACCACCAAGGCGATGCCTCTGGCTCGCAGCTGCTCGAAGCACCGGGCAATGAACCAGGTTTCACCGTTGCCAGGAACCTCGTCCAGCAGGACTAGGCGTCCCAGCTCAATGCCATCCTGGAACTGGATCTTGGCGACGCCGGTGATGGCGGCGTTGTTCATTGGGACCGAGAAAACAGCGACACCTTGGAGCTGGGGCCCACGATAGAGCCCGTACCGGTGGCGGGCCGCCGGATAACTTCCGGAGTAGTGGTGCTCCAGAATGAAGCCCTTGGCGGTCTTGTCGTCGGGTATCGCCGCCACTTCGTACCGCGATGTATCGATCGGATCCGGTGGCCGAAACGTCGCGCAGCGGCCAGACCATCGCTGGCAAAGCAATGTCATTGGTGATCCTCTCTTTATGGGCGTTGGTAAGGTGCTGCGGCCGTTTAGCCGGCGGCGAGCAGCTTCACATTCGACGGGGCGATCTGGAGGCTGGTGTGGAAGTATTTGGTGGCTTCTTCAGCGGTGTACCCCAGTTCCTCGACCACGTCCGACGCACTGCGAATCCAGCCGAGTAGTCGGCCAGCTTCAACGTTCATCGCCTTGATGGCTTCGGGCCGGAATCGCAGGTGCAGGTTCCCATTTTTGTATGCCTTCACCTGGAACAGGACTGTGTCGCCTTGGTAGAAGTCCTGCCATTCGCCGCCAACCCAATGGCGGTAACGCGAAGGTGTGTCGCTGGTAAGAAATCCCAAGTTACCCATCACCGCGATGATGTCTGCAATTAGGTCATGGCACCTGTTGTGCAGGTCATTGGTGTAGTCGAAGGCGAACTGTTCGTTCTTGATCGCGTAGCTCCGGCAGACGACGATCCGATAGTCCAGGCCGTAGTGGGTGGGCTTTTGGTCCATGAATCGCCACTGGCTGCGCTCCCACGTCCGCTGATTGCTTTTGTAATTGAGCACACCCTCGAACGTGGAGAGATCCTTGAACAGCGTAATGAGCTGTTCGTTGTAATAGCGATTGGCATGCTTGACGGCCCAAATCACCACGGCGTATGCGTTGGTGGCGGTGAACGCGATCGATGTGCGATCCGTCAGGCGCTTCAAAAACCGCTCTTTCGTCGCGGTGCTCAGGCGGTCAGTGATGGAATTCAGACGCTCGAAAAGGAGCG